AGTTTGTGCAGTAGTTATAAATGATGAGGTATTACTGCTTAATACATATGGACTAAGCATTGAAGCAGTAGTGCTAGTTAATACATACAAAGGGGCATATGATGCTGTAGCAGCATAAGATGCTGTACCTTGTAGTGAACCTGTTACACCTCCAAATACATTCAATGAACCTGTGACGACCAATCCACTTCCAGATACTAACAATGAACCAGTAATCACAGCCGAACCACTGAAAGGGAAGCCTGCTCCACTTCCTGCGTTTATGGCATAGGAAGCTGTGGTAGCATAACTAGCTGTTGCCACAGACATTGAGCCCGTTTTAGATGCGTTTATTACTGTATTATCGTAATAGATGGCGTTGCCTGAGGCAGATACGTATCCATTTCCATTCAACGTGAAGTTTGGGGTTCCCATCAATACTAATAAGGAACTGTTAGCATCGTTTGTATTATTACCAACTACTCCGATAAACTGTGTATATCCAGAAGATGGAACTGTTTTGGATAAAGTTCCGTTATTTCCTAGATAAACTATATCACCATTAGTGTACCCTCCTAAAGGTATTCCTTTTACCGATCCATTTACCACATACCTACCACTAGAGCCTACTGGTACATCTTCGATAGTTATGCCTAAAGCTGGATATTGGGGCAAGTTTGCGCTAGCTGTGGTGACAACCGAAGAGCTGTTGATACAAATAGGTGTGCCTAAAGGAATTGTAGAGGTCCCTGTATTTGGAAACTGAATTATTATTTGGTTTCCTATTTGAGTAGGTTTTCCATCTTTACCTATGTAGTAAGGAACATCAAATCCAGCAGTTCCTGGCTTTGCGTACAATACTATCGACCCTGTTACACCGGTAGGATCTGTTGAATTAGATAGTAAGGTAAGACTGCCTGACACTTTTAATGAACCTGTTACGATTATTCCGCTTCCAGATACTAGTAAAGATCCACTTATTACAGCAGAACCGCTATAAGGAAACCCAGGTGCACTCCCAGTTGAAAATGCTTTCCAGTAAGTTGGGTTATTCCAATCAGCTGAGCTAGTAGTTGGTCCGTAAAATCCGTAATGCTGTGTCGAAGATGACACATAAACCACCATACCTAAATTCCACTTATCTGAAGGTATACTCCCTGTATCAGGTAAGGTATTTATTACATATGATGACCCCCTTAATTGGGAGGAATCCATTAAAGCATAGTTAGGATTACTGTTTTGTAATATGGATGGAAAATATAAAGGTAGAGGCATCTTATTAGTTTATTTGTAGTGTTTGCGTAGATTGATAAGCCCCTGGCTGTGATGATTGGTACACATACATATTTATGTTTGGAGTTCCATATGAACTACTAACAGCATAACTGCTTGTACTGAAAGTTCCAGTTACATCCACAGCTCCTAATAATATTGCGTGTGGAGTTGTAATAGCACCAAAGCTAAATGGATAAAGAATGTATGTATAGTTTGATGTATTTTGGTTTGCTGATGTACATGGTAGTGTCCATGGGAATACAGAAGAAGATAGCAATGAAAGTATTGTTCCGGAATTTATAACAGATTGCGCCGTTGTATTGCTATTGACTACCGTAGGGCTTGCTGCAAAATAACTTCTATACCTAAAGCTGATAGTACTTGAGTTAGTAGTATTAACTGTACCATTAGAACCAGTTACAGCAGCTCTGTATATTATAGAAGCCGCTGTTAAAGGTGCCGAATAATCAGTATAATTTATGGTATTTGTACCTGTTCCTGAAGGAAGATTGCTACCAGTGAGGTAACTCCATGTACTACCTCCATTTGTTGAAATTTGCAATTGATATGAGGAAAGATCTGAATAAGTATTATTACCTTTTACAGTAGTTACTATCGAGGACGATACGTTTCCATACTCTCTTATTGTATTTGTTTCTCCAGATAATATGCTAATATAAGATGGGGTAACAGTAACTGTAGGGTTTACGTAGCCTGCCGGAGTAATATTCAATGTAGTCGAAGCAGATGCAGGAGATGATTCTGTTATCGCATACAGATAATTTATAGATGAGGTTGCGTTGTTTGCTCCTAATGTTAAAGCGTGGCTATAGTAAAGTGGAGTAGCTGTAGATGACGTTAATAAAGTATAAGTACCAGTATTGTTATATCTCCAGTAAAGTGACGCTGACACTATAGTTGCCCCTAATGAATTTATTGTATAACTAGCTGTTATAGCATTGGTAGTTGTTGGTTGGTTATATAGGATGGTTGTTGGTGAAGTAAGTGCTACTGTCGGATTTATAGGTTCTTGTGCTATTAAATTAAATACGGATTCAGGAGTTTTCCCTCTAGCCGGAATAGTTGACCCAGATGCATATCTACCTACTGTCTTCCCTCCAGACAAACTAACTACAATATCATTGTTAAATATTCCGACCCCTACATACCCTGATCCACTATAATAGTAAGATAGTTTCGTACTGTCATCTACATATAGAGTAGTAACACTGCCAGTGGGTGGAAATAATATAGATGACGGATATTGCAGTACACCCCCACCCCCACCTATTACATAAGAGGCTGTTGTGGCATAAGAAGCTGATATCGCATTAGAAGCTGTTCCTGACAGGCTACCTACAAATGAACCAGATACACCATTACTGTCTACAAGTAGCAACTGTGAGCTTCCTGTCGCTAAAATAAAGGGTATTTCGAGCTGAGAACCGTATATTAAAGGCAAAGTACTTTTATTTTAAGTGGTTGTGGGTTAGTATTACCTTTATAAATATCAAATAACCTCAATCCCCCTTACCTACTTAGCTCGAAAAAGCACCTTTCACTATCACCTCAAATGCAGACTGTAGTGGGTACCCTAATGCAAGTGTATTGAGTATTACTTGTACATCAGGACCAGATTGAGTAATTGTTGATATATCTGGGGTACTTATTATTTGACCATTGATTGTAACTAAGAAGTTGTCTATGGAAGTTGGAGGAGCTCCTTCTGGTGCAGTAGCTATCACTGCATTTCTTAAGTAAAAGCTGTTGGTGAATATGTCTGCAGGTAGAGCTTGTTTTGTTATGTTTGGTGGTACGTATGTGTTCGTCACTGTGTTATTGATTATTACAGGCGTTTGAGGTGCTACATAAGATGCTACTACCTGTCCTTTGGAATATATAGGTGTCACAGTCTCTCCATTATAGACTACTTGAGCCTTAGAATAGAAAGTAGGATTGTAAGACATGTAATGGTTGACTGTATCAGGTATAATATACCCGTTCAATATAATGTTAAATGTGGCACTTATTCGTTTATTTTCACCTGTATTTACTTCTCTGGTAAGAGGCACGCTGTCAATCATAGACATAAAGGTAAACTTCTTGGGGTCTCCCCAATAAGAATATGATGCATAGGTAATTGCCTCTAGGATTTTATTTAAATCCCGTTCATTATTGACATGCACCTCACAACTATAGGTTATCTTATGATAATCAGGGATAGTTACTACCTGAAACCTTTTAACAGGCTTACGGTTAAGTAATACTGCAAAGTTATCATATTGGTTGTCTTTTGTGTATGTTTGCTGAAATACATATTGGTTATGGGTTATGTTTCCATCCAACTTATTACCAAGAGTACGAACCTTTTCTATATCTACTTTTCTAATTGTAATTACAGGAAAGAGTATTTTTCCATCTTTATCACGAATGTTGCCATCATACTGGGCTGACTTAAATCTTTCAGGGTTAGCATATATTACCGGAACAGGTACCCTATTACCATCTTCTACTACATACGGTTTAATTACCTCCTTGAAGTAATAGAATACAGCTGAATCAATATCCTCTAGCCCAATTGAAAAATCTTTAAGGTCGCTGTCTTTTTGACTTATTTGATCAACTCTTTTTTGTAAATCTGGTAAATCAGGCTTACTTCCGGGTATAACAGGGTTTATACCTTTACTATATTCTTCAGAGACTGTTTCTGGCCTTGGGGCTATTGTAGGATTTCTTCTAGGAGTTGGCATAGTAATATAAATATTAAAGATTTACCTGCTTTGTATTATATTCAGTCTATTGACATGAGTTAGATGACACTCACAAGTAATCGCAAGACTCATACCGTAGTATTGATTAGATGGTGATAGTGCATAATTAGGGTCTTTACCTACTACTAGTTGATCCTCAATGGGTATATCAACTTCAAAATAAGATTCATTCCACATTACTATATCTCCCTTTTCAGGAACTAATCCTATCGGTTCCAAATCTGCTTTCAAAAAAGAAAATGACATTATCCTGTTGGTATCTGAACCATAAGTTGCTTGTACATCCTGTTGTGGATTTCTGCCAATAATGCAAGTTATCAATACTGGATTAAAGTACATCTTCTTGTTAGATTCCCCATACAAATCTATTACGGTATCAGACAAAGATAGTTTGTAGTAACCTACCTCTTCTCCAATAACCCTATTAATAAGGTCTCTGTTAATTCTTCTGATGAAGGCTGAATCAGTTATCCGTCCGTATAAGCTCATTGTATTATTATTTTTATCCGATGTAAATCATCATAGGGACATAGTTTTCAATCTGGTTCATACTTTGAGCCTCTAGTGCTTTCATTTCTAGCTGCTTTTGCCTTGAAGAAGAGTTTAAAGTATCTCTCAGTTGAGCTACCAGCTTATCTTTATCAGCGTCTGACTGCTGTCTTAATGCATCTCCGTTTAGAGTCACACTTGAATCATTTCCTGGGATAGGTACTGTTTGGTACTTACCTCTAATTCCAGCTAAAATCTCTCTACAAACAGCTACTCCATATTCAAATATCCACTTTTTGAAAATCATATTTACCTGAGAATATACAGGAACCTCATAAGGTACATTAGAAACATTAGTGATATTACCTTGTGGAACAACTCCCCCAACTGATCTGTATGGTAGGTTTCTTTCGGATAATTTAATGAATTCGAATCTTATTTCTCTGTCCCAGCATGGAATTGGAAATATTTTCAAGATATTATTAGTCATCTCAAAAGTATAAGCAGACCTTCTTACCATATCATTGAATTCAATTGATTGAACCCTCAGTATATCAAAGTAAACAGGCATCATCATATAGTTTACCGCCGGGCTCATCCGGTCAAATCCAAAACTATTCAGTAAGCTTTCGTACCCTATTCCAGAAGCTACCGTAGGGTCAAAGAATCTTGTTACTGCAGGAGGTATTTCATAATAAACCCTCTTGATTTCTATTGCATCCCCAGGTAAGACTACTGAAGAAGACATTGCCCACTCATTCAAATCATATGTCTGAACATATGGGGTAGCTTTAAGTGACCCTGTGTGCCAAGTTACATTACCCCCAGTGCCTGCTTCTGTACCATAATCCTGCGAAAGCCTTACTATAGTACCTAGATTAGGTTGTACCACTACATTATTGAGTGATAAAGAGCCTGTAGGGGCACCTTCTAGGCTTAAATAGTTTTCTCTGATTTTATATTCATACAACTCCTTACCAAAAGTCGTAACAGCATCTTCCATAGCAGTGTAGTAGTGCAAATCTTGCAATTCCACATCTTCCATGATTCCACCGAGTTTACGGTAGGCGTAATTAGCAAACTTTTGTGTGTCTGATATGAATAAAGGGTCGTTATCATAATACCCAAATGGGGTATTGCCCTTTACTGGGCGCAGAACTAATGAATCTGCGTATTGTGGTATGTCAATTGCTGTACTCACTTCTTTTTGGTGTTGTTAATGTGTTCTTTGTATTTTTTATATATTCTTTGTACTAATTGAGACCTCATTTGGAACTCTTCACCTAATTCCATTATACCTATCTGCTCTTCATCACTCACTATTTCCAAGAATTCAGATATACCTGTGTGCTTTATATCTGATTGTAATGGGTCTGCCATTACAATTAATTTAGAGCTTTCGTGGGTTCTAGTGGCAAACGTCATCAATTCATGTAAGGTGCAACCTTGCGCTTCGTCTAAGATGATAATTGATGATTCGTAGGTTCTTCCTCTAGAAAATTGTATAGCTTCAAATACTATTTGTTTTTCTTTGAATAGCTTTTCTCTCTCTTGTACTCCTACTAACTTATCTATTATGTCTGTATAGGATATTAGATAACTTTCGACTTTCTCTTCTATACTTCCAGGTAAAAATCCTATTGAAACTCCTACTTCTACTATTGGTTTTGTTATTATAATCCTCTCGTATTCTCTTTTTCTTAATTTAGTTAAGGCAAAATATAATGCAAGAGTGGTTTTACTACAACCTGGATCCGCTATTAAAACTGACATTTGTTTATTATGTATGAACTCTATTACTGGTTTTTGAAAATCTCTTAATTGAAAATCTTTAAACTTCACTTCGCCTTTCGGAACCCTTTTTTGTTTGTACACTTCGTCAGTATGCGGGGCTGATGCCATTCGAATAGTTTTGGTTCACTAATAAATATCAGATGAGATTTAAGTTCTCTTTATGAATGCACCTTTCTCATCTCTAGCTTGGTCTGTACGACTAGTAAGCTTACCTACACGCTCTTGGTACTTTTGCTTACCTAGCTCCTCTCCATTACGTTCTATGAACCATTCTAGGGTATAGCGACCCTTGGCTTTTTCTTTCATCAATTTTTTAGATTCAGGGGACATAGGGATTCCTTTGTTATTAGCAACCCTACCCTTCATACTATCTGATAACTTTTTTATATACGCAGCATAAGCTTCCGGTTCATCATCCTGATCAATCGGAGAGCCTCCACCTTGTGTCTTTAATGTTCTATTATATCCATTCTTGAAGCTATCAAAAAAGTTTATCCACCTAAGCTCTTTTTTGATAGCTTCAGATTTATCATCAGCTAAATCTATAACTTCAGCTTTCATGTTATCCCAACCGTATTTCTGTACAGCATAGTATAATCCTACAGTAGCCGACCTTTCAGATACTTTTTTATGCTGTGACATCCTGTGATAAAAATTTACAGTTCTTCCAATATAACATTTACCAGACGGAGATGTTATCTTATAGATAAAATGCCTACCTTCCTTAAGCAAGGAGTCGTAGTCATAGGCGAAATAATCAACACCTTCTTTAAATACTTTCAACTCTTTCTTTTTAGAAAATTGGTCTTTTTCTTTTTTAGCTACAGGAGTCTTAGTTTTAGGTTTCTTGTAATTAACTAAGCCGTTTTCCGAGTAATACACTTCTCTAGATATTTCTTTTGTCTTTTTTGAAAGAATCTCTTCCATACCTGTAGCTTCTCTGAATTCCTCCATAGTCATCCCATGCTTCTGTATGTGTGTATTTCTGATAGCTTTAAAATACTTCATGCAAATAGGGCATTGAATTCTGTTGTCAGGTGATTCTGCCAGCTCTTTTTGCCTATTTAAGATTAGCAACTGGGTATTGAATAAATGCTTTTCGCTAGGGTACTGCTCTAAATAGTCTTTTATCTCTGTCTTATGATGATTTGTAATGTGCCCTGTAAGCATCCCACTCTTATTAGTTGCATCTTTAAATACTTTGTTGCATATTTTACAATAGCATCTTGGGACATCTTTGTAAGGATTGTCTATTATATCATAGTAATCTAGGCAATTTTCAAACTTTATACCTAACTTAGTTAAGTATTGCTTTAATCCCATGTTTACACTCCCTTCTGTGTACTTAAGTTCATTTCCGTCAATTTTACACACGGCTAATTTTTCCCAAGTCTCTACTCCTCGCTTATCTTTTGTCTTCATCTTCGATGTTTTACCTTAATAAATATAAGCAAAGGTAATGTATCTAGTTTACATGGAAAAATTTATTTTGAATTATGCGGAATAATGGTTATAATTTAGTCTATTTTGGAAGTATTCATATTTTGAATTCTTTGGATAGAAATGTTTTTTAATCTTTCTAAAATGAAAGAGCCACTCTGTTAGAAGTGGCTCATTTTCAATGGTTTATATGGTTAATTAATACTAGAACGTGTTGAAATCTGCAACTAAAATTTTTCCAAAAAATTCCTGCCTCAGAATTAGCTTTGCATAACGGGTCATTAATCCCTTACTAAGCGCGAATGTCTTAGGATCATACACAAGTGGAGTAGAAATCAATGGAATGTATGGAGCAAATACCCCACCGCTATCCAAGTAATTAGCTCCCTTGAAGCCCATGATGATAGCATTCTCTTGCATATAGGCGTTTACAAGTATTTTGAATTTACCATTCAATTTACCAGCTTCTTTACTACCGAATGCATATTCCATTTTAGAACCGTCAGTTCCAGCAGCGTAACCAGCGATTGACTCGATGATTGCAGCAACTTTTGGAGATACCATTGCAACGTTAGCTTCACCTCTTTGAGTTTTAGCATGGATTGCACGTGATACTTTTTGCATTTTAGTACCCAAAGTTTGGAACCAGTCTTGTTGGCTATTGTAATAACCACCTGCAGTAGCACCTACTTGAGAGAATGTGTTAGTACTAGAGTTGAATATTGTGTTGTTAACTGCTGACCAAACCTCTACAGTTTGAACTGCTGCTAAATCAATCATATCAATCAATTCTAAGTCAATTTCACGAGAAATGTACTCGCTCAACAAACTTGTAGCTTCAGCTTCGATATCAATGCTTTGGAAAGCGTTGTAATCTTGTTGAGCTTCTTGAGTGTATGAGTATTTCAACTTACGAGTCTTGGCAGTGATACTTACACTTGTAGGTGCAATATCAATTTCAGGAATTGAATTACTACCTGTCAATGGAGTGTTAGGAGTGTCTTCGAAGTCACCACGGAAGTTACCGTTAGTTTGTACTGAGTAGTAAGAAACTACACTACCTGTAGGAGTAGTTGTACCAGATTGAACTGAGATACTACCTGTTACTAGGATACTTAATTGGTCAAAAGTACTATTGTAAGAAGTAAACTCAGGGTAGATTGTAGCTTCAGAAATCTGGCCTAAAGAACCTGTGAATACGAATGATCTAACTGCAGTAGAGTCAAAGTTAGTAAGGATAGTAGATGCACTAGCAATAGTTATTTTACGTAGACCGTTAGCAGCTACTGATGCAGATACGTTAGCATTGTAGTTAGTGTCTGCGTAAGAAGCTGTTGTTACTGTCATTGATTGTGAAGGGATAGTTGCGATGTACTCATTGATTGAGAAACCGAACTTACCAGCACCATACAAACCGCCAAATGGATCAACACCTGGAGTGTTAGTAGTACCATATACGCTTTGACCTAAGTTGAAACGGCTACCAGCTGTACCACCATTGATGTTAGGTTGTTGGTTGTTGTATTGGAAGTCTAGGTAGAATACAAGACCGTAAGGCATGCTCATTGGTTGTGTACTCAAGAATTCTTTTGCAGAAATCTCAGCAAATACTTTACGAACCATTGGCAAAACGATACCTGCCCATTGTTCACCAGCTCCTGGAGTGAAGTTAGCTCCACCTTTGTTGGTTGTTTGTTCTTCTACAAGGATTTGCTTGTTTTGGTTCTCAAGCAAAAGAGCCATGTTTCTTTTTTCGTATGGGTGTTGCTTCATAGCTGTACCGTCTAATAGACCGGTAGGTGCCCATTTTTGTTCTAATCTTGAAAGGACTTGCATTTTGTCCTCCATGTTTCTAGATGATTCTAGTAATTTTGAGATTGTACTCATGTTTTTCTGTTTTTGTTTTTGGGTTTTTAATTAGTCTTTAATACCTGCTCTCTTACGGAATACGTCAGCTTCAGGTAAGTAGTTGATTGTTGTTGTTTTTGCGTTTTCAAATAAGATATCAGAAGTTTTTTGTCTGAAACCTAAAGATTCTGCGATAGTTTGTTTTTTCTTTACAGGAGTGATTGAAGATTTCAATACTTCGTAAGTTGCTTTTGCACCTTCTACTGATTTTACTTTGTCAAATGCAGTGATTGCCTTTGCCTTATGTGCTTCAGTTAAGTTAGGGAGAACCAATACTTTGTTCAAATACATGTTCTTAGCTGCAAACAATTTCATTTCGTTTAATTCGCTCTTCAATTGTTTAGCAAGTCTAACTTCTTCTAGGTGTTCTGTGCTAACATTTTTGCTACCTGCAGCTTTAACATCACTTTCTTTACTAGAATTAATGTCTTTACCTTTCTCAGCACCTTTACCAGCTTGATAGGCTTTAGCCATATCGTCTACTAGTTGGTGTAATACTTTAATGTGGTCTTTAGAGAATCCTTTAGCTGGAGAGCTTGAATGAGCCATTTTACCTTTCTCTGCACCTTTAGCGATTTCTGGACCAGGGTTACCAAATCCTTTTTTCTCTTTTAGTTCATCTGGTTCGTAACCTTCTTCCTCTTCATAAGCTTCATCCATTTCGTCTTCAGAATCCATTTCAGCTAAGATAGCATCGATGTCATATTCTTCATCTAAATCATTTTCTTCAATGTTTTCTTGATCTTCTTCTTGCTCCTCTTCGCTTTCACCTTTTTCTTCAGCATCTTTTTTAGCTTGACCCTTAGCGTCTTCTTCTTTATCTTCTTCAGAATCCTCGTAGTCTTCACCTTCAGATAATCTTTCAATTTCAGCTAGAGCTTCGTCAAGGTCAAACGCTTCTTCCATTGCAGACTCTTCTTCTTCTGTTTCTTTCATATCTTCTTCACCTTGTGATTCTTCACTCAATGCACCTTTGATAGCAGCGATAGTGGTTTCATCAAGACCAAGTTTTTTAAGTCTTTCCATCATGTTACCTTTAAGGGCTGTGTTAGTGTTCATTGGATTTTTTTGATTAGAAGTTTCACCAGCCCCTGCGTAGTAGTTTTCATCTTCTTCTTCTGTTTCACCTAAGTCTTCGTTAAGTTGTTTTGAAAGAAGTTTCTCGATTTCAGGAGTGATTTTTTCGTGAAGAGATTGTTTGGCTTCTTCGATTGCCATTGCTTTCAGTTGCTTTGCGTCTGCAAGAGCTTCCTCTAATACAGTTTTTTTCATTTTGTTTTTTGGGTTTGTTTTAGTTTCTGTACCTATTAGGGGAGGGGGTACAATAGAATTTTTACTTATTATCTTCGGTCATCTATAGAAAGGTGACAATATGAAGTTATGTAAAGGGGTAATTGGTGTACCCCTATAATAATAAATATACAGCAATAAGAGGTGAACTATTTTTTATCTAATCTACAAGGGCAAAAGTTGCTATTAGCACAGATAATCCCATGTATTATATCGTCAATCTTACTGTATTTATTTGTAATAATGCTTGCGCCTTCGTTCAATGAAAGTGTAGAACCTTGAGTGGATTCAAAAGAAACTGCATCAAAACACAGCATCTCTAAATCATCCTGGACCATTATGGCCTCATTTGTTTCCATTACACTTCCCTGAGCTCTAGAACTGATTCCAAAAGGAATTTTCTTGATAGCTAGTTCTTTAAGTATTTTACCGGAGGGTGTGTCTAGTATCTCTACGTCTCCGTATACTTCGTCACCTTCCCAGTGCATCTCGGTAATGATATGAGATACGTTCTTAAGCTCAACTACCATGTTTGATTCATGATCTAGCTCGCCTAGTGCTCTTCTGGTCTTTACGAATTCTTCGTTGTATTTTGATAATACACGCTCAAGTACAGTTCTTGGATAGATTCTTCCGTTTCTATTCTTTGCATTAGCTCTTTGAAGCAATATATGCCTAAATACAATTGGAGCATTAGGTAAGGATGCAGCTTCGTTTAACTGATAATCGCTAAGGGTGACTGGGAAATATTCGGTAAGTATCATTAGATTCTGTATTTTGCTTTTAAGTCTTCTAAAGCCTGTTGTAACTCCTCTTTATGTTTACAATTAGGTTGTGATAATTTATATTTAACAAAGGCAACTGCAATCTTATGCTCTTTTTTACCTGGATTAAAATAGGTGTTTTGTAAGTATTCTGTGAATGGAGTTATTCCAGTCTTAGGTACGCACTTTTTATAAATATCATTTAATGTTTCAAGTATGTTCTGTTGGTTAGGGGTGAAAGAAGGTTTTTCTGATTCAAAAACCTCTTTGGTTTTACGTTTAACAGGCTCTACATTACCATCTCCATCTATATAAGTACGGTCATCGTCTGGAACTTGTACCGGATTAAAAATTTGAGCTCTTACATCATATGGGGCACATCCTAGTGCTTTTGCATATTTGTTGTAGAGGTCTATTCCAGGTTGTCCCATTTGTCTGATTAACTGATCAATCTTTACTAGTCTTTCTGAGTCTATTCTGTTTGTGTATACAGAAGTGTGGTCAGTGTAGTTTTGGTTATCAGCCGGAGTATTGTTTCTCAGTTCTCTTTCTAAATCGTCTTTATCCACTAGTCTTCCTTGTGGATATGGTACGAACATACCTAGAGAAGGAGTGTAGAGGTCTTCTAGGAGTCTTTCTTTAAGTACCTCAACTATAAACTGCTCTTTTAGTCCTTTGGTTATTTTTATTTTCTTTAGTTTTTGTACTAAATTGTCTATACTACCTTCGTTCTCTAAATTAATTATTACCGGGAATGATTTTACATTAGCTTTTGCTGTATCCTTTAGTTTATTTATGACACTGGCTAATAAACTATCTTTCTTCTTTATTTCTTTGTTATAAGCTACCTTTACTGCAGGGTCTACTCTTATAATAATTTTGTTTCTGATTAAATTACCTTCTTCATTTTTTTCTTCCGGAATTGTAATAGATTCAACTGGTTTAGCTAGTGCTTTCATGGTAGTAGCTACATACCTAGCTGGCTTGCCATAAGGAATTAGTTCTTCCTTCTCACCTCCGGTAAAGTCAAGTTCTCCTTGCTTAGCAGCTACTTGTTCTCCAGATTTTTTAACAGGCGTCTTACTACTCTTCTCCTTTTCTGTCTTAGCTTTAACTCCTTTTCCTCCTTCTTCTCCTGCTGCTTGAGTGAGTTTTTTACCTGTTTTTGTATTTGTCTTTGGTTCATTTTTTGTATTTACTGGCTCTGTTGTTTTTACTCTAGGTGTACCTTTTCTTGCTAATTCTAGTTTTTCTTTGCTACTTAATTCATCCCAACTCCTCTCTGTAACTCCTTTTCTTCCTAATTCTAGTTTTTGCATTAAGGTTAATTCAGAAAAATCCTTAGAGGTATCTTTAGGAGATAATTCAATTGGTTTAGAAGTATTTGAACTATTGAATCTATTCAATAATTCTTTTGCTCTTTTATCTGCCAGTTTACTAATTTCCAAATCAGACATACCATCTGTTGCTTTTGGTGCCTGTGTTCTCACAAATTCAAGTTTATCTTTTAGAGGTAAGTCCTTGAACTCAGTTGGGTTGTTTATGATGAAAGGTACGTCTGCTGGTGATTTTTCTTCTTCTTTAGGCTTTTCTTCGGGAGTTGTTATGTTGGGATTAAGCTCTATTGTATTACTACTTTTTGTTAATTCTCGGGTTCCCTCTGGTTCTTCTTCTTCTTCTTTTTCTTCTTCCCCTTTAGTGCCTGTTAGATTAAGCACTATTTCATCACTACTTTTTGTTGGTTCTGTACTGCCACCTTCTTCATTATCCTCTTGGTCTCTTTTTGGTTCATCACTAACACTATCTTCTTCTGTTTCTGGTGCAGTCTTCATTAAATTATAAAAGTCATTTAAAGTTGCATATCTAGAATCGTTATTTTTTGCAAATTTAAAAGTCCCTTTAGCTGCAAAATAAAGTACCCCCAATGATGATAATAAAGCCGCTACTGCTGCTGCATTTTGACCTGCACTGTGATGCACGACATGTTTTACTGCATGTGCTGCTTGTTTAATAGTATCACCATGTTGTGTCACATGTGTTGATGCATTACCCGCTAATTTTGCTACTGCGTTTGCTATCTTTTCTGTGGTAGTTGGTGGTAGTTTAACTGAAAATAAACCTTTATTTCCGAAGGTTCCAGCAGATTTAGTGAATACATCACCCATCTTACCCCCGTGAGAAATTAAGTCCTTGAGCTTATCAGCTTGCTGATCAACAGACCCTGCACCATTATTGGTAAATAGTTTTTTAGTTACTTCAAGACCTTTTTCGTAATTACCTCCACCTACTTTTTCTATGGCAGATTTAAGATTATTAACGCTTTGATGTTGGTTTAAGCTTATACCTGTCATCTTTTGCAAGATTTGGGTAAAGCCATCGGCTGCGGTTACAGCTACATTTTCATTCAGAGATTCATTAAAGGCTTTATAAGTACTTGCTAATTCAGAGTCTTTTAGAGTTTTTACGTACAGCTTAATACCAACTACTAGCTTATTAGCTAAAATAGGGTCCATATAGCCTTGTTCACTTGGGTCTAAAGTAGCAGCATGCTTTATAGAATAGTACGTATCATATATAAATTCACAACCTTGGTTAAACTTTTCAATTGATTCTCCGTTAGGAAATTTTGGATCTATTTTATTTAAAGCTGACTCTAACTTATCTAATTCATCATTAACAGCTTGGTCAGATATACTATTCAACTTATCTTCTAAAGCTTTTCTTTCTTTTGATTTAGGCTTATATTTATGTAGTGATGCAGAAAGTGATTTTAATTTACTCCAAGCACCTTCATTAAGTTGGTTATCGGCTAAATTTTTTTTTTTGAAGTCTTCTAGTAACTTGGTCTTTAGTTTTTCGATTTTAACTCTGTCGGAGTCTTCTTTAGTATCTTCAGGTTTAGCCATCTTTACTGGCTTTACCTGGTGATTCTTATCCTTGTAGTTTTCACCCTTGGATATGTCAATCATTTTTTTAGATTCTACTTCTTTATCTGTAGGGGCATGTTTACCCATTTCAATCTTAGTGTAGTAGATTGCATCCTTCTTCAAGTTAGCTATAGCTTTCTTTTGTGCAGCAAGAATAACCTTATCGTCACTAAGGTCTTTTCCTTTTGCCTCATATCTCCATCCTTTTTCATATTCAAAAGGGTTAACTTGTTGAACCTGATGAGCAAAATCATCCGGTTTATCTAAATCACTAATGGACTCTTTCAGAACTGACATGAAGTTGAATTCTTTTTCTTCATTTTTATTTACAGTTTCTGTAATGAACCCTCTGTTTTTGAATATACTTACTACTTCCTCATAAGAGTTTAGGTGCGAGAACGTTCTGTTTAAACGTGAGTCTTCCTTTGCTTCTTTCAAGAAATCTGCTTTTGAGAACTCTCCGGCTACTACTTGTCTGTATCTTGTATTGATATCCATTTAATTATTTTTAATATGTTGCGCTATAATATTCTAAAGCTATTGGTGTTGTACCTGAGTATACGTATGCTGATACTGAGGCTATGTGTTCTGTCCCACCTATCATCCAGGTGTTATTAATGATGTGTGAGTTTTGAGGCTGTAATTGTACTTCGTATGAACTAGAAATAGAGCCTGAAATTAATAAATTCAGAGTTCCTTGGGTATCTATGTTTGTTAAACGTAAATAAGCCAGGGAAGAGGCTTCTATATTACCAGCAAGAGCACCTGCTAAAGAGCCTGTAAATGCTACTACTTGTGTAGTACCTCCTGTTGGTATGTTGAATATCCTGTTATCTACAGAAGCTATACTGACTTCAGTCTCTGCTACAGATGAATTTCTGTAATTGTTGTTTAGGAATATATCTTCTGAAATGTTTATTGTAAGGGTGGCCGGTACACTTGACATGATTACTTTATTGTTTTACACTCCTTTAATAATTCAAAGTAGCTTAGTATATTACTAATGTCAGCTTCGCTGATATTCTTATTGGCCGGTATCTCTTCTATCAGTTTTGACACTTCCTGTAGTTTTACCTTCCGAACCTGGTCTGTCATTCCCTTTATTACCTTCTTGAGTTCTGTTTTGATTACTTTTATTTGAGTATTACAGTACTCTTTCAAGTTACTTGAAGTGGAAATATTGTTGATATACTCCTTTAAAAGATTCTTTTGATCATCGTTCAAGTCCCCGTACCTTTCGTTGAACTTATTCAGTGTCATTCTGTAAACAAGAGCTCTTGTACCTTTATCTGATTTTGAGAATTCTTCTATTAAACTGCTGTTTGAGGCTTCTTTTTTAGAAGTTATATGCTCAAGAATAGTTCCTTTGCACTTTGCGTATGTTTCTATATCTATATTAGAAGCTGAATGCATTTCTAAAAGATTGTAAACTGAAGCAAGTACAGTGTAATCATCCACTTTAGCCTTAAAAAACTCTTCTAAATCGTAGTTCTTTTTTATCTCAGCAATCAAATTATACTTATCCCGTTTTAGCTTATTTTTAGGTAATTTCTTGTAAGACTCTAAACAAGCATCAATAAGTACCTCTGCTTTTGCATCTGGAAGATTCCTAGCTTTAGTGATAGTATTGTAGATTTGATATTCCCTGAATATATCTGTGTTGTTGAAATACTCCCTGAGTATGGCAACCGAACTTGAATCCTCCTTTTTAGTTAAGGTATCCGTTGTGAACTGTCTTACTAACAATTCAAAAAGAAGTCCTGTATTACGTAGTTTGTTATGCTTAGATGCCAAGGCTTTAAAGTTTAGCTATAATAATAAATATCAATTAGTCTTTGTCTAGTAAATTACCCTCATCTAATACAGATAAATCCTTAGGTTTCTCACTTTCAAATAGTTGGATTTTTTTACCAGGTTTGATTTTCTCTAAATCAGATTTCTTCAAACCTTCATTATATATACCTTTTCTAGGATTAGGTTTTAGGCTATCTTTCTTGTATTTGTCACGCATCTCTTTCTTTCCGAATGGATCTCTTCCAGCAAAAGAGCTATCTGTGCCGTAAGAAGAAGCGTGTAATACCGGTCTGCCTATAGTCTTTTTCTCATCATATCCATCTGGTACGCTTTCTGGGCCTGAAGCATTGTTTTTGTAAATAGATGCCAGGTCATGTGGTGTTCCATAAGATACTCCGGATAAAGCTGGGTCATTACCTTCCTGCTCAATCTGAGTGTATCTGAATTTACGTTTAACATCTTCAGCTATCAGATCACGCTCCCTATTGATTTGGTCTTCACTCATTTGGAATATATTGTCGTACACCCAATCGGTTGATAACAAATTCTTTTCTTGCATTTGATTGGCTAAATCAACCTTTTCTTTTAGTAAAGCTATACGTTCTTGCTCATGTAGAATAGAGGGCCTAGCTAAGGTTAAGTCAAAATTAGCTAAGTCAGCATCTTCATAACCCAATAAGGTAAGGTGCACCTGTGCTATCTTGTTCAATTGAGTGATAGCCATCCTTTGTATGTACTCTATGGACTTACTAAAAGTCAGAGATAAACCGGATAAAGTGGAGTTTTTTATAACAACCCCTGCACTTGTAAGGAAATTGTGGTTTTCATTTTTATCATAGACTTCCATGTTGTAAGTGTCCGAAGTGTAGTCAAGAAACTCGACTGAAACTACTTTATGGTTATATGTTTTTCCTACATAGTTTGTAAGAGGTTCACCTAGTATTTTTTCAAGCCTCTTTACAGCTAACTTACCACAATTTGTTTTTATTTTAAAATCCTCTAGAGAGTTACATCCTTGTAGCTTTTCTATAAGAGCCTCTTTTCTAAGTATGGTTTCTCTTCCTTTTACAAAGCCAAAGTGTTCATTTAAAAACTCAGCCATATTTACACCTGCTATATCAAAAGCTTCTTGAAATATAGTCATATTATACCCCATTTTTGGAGCTAATTTATATCTAGTATTTATTTCTGATTTATCCCCTTTATAACTATTAATAAAATCAACTACAGATTGTATACTTGGCCTTTCTATCCATTTATAACTGTTACTCCCTCTATTAAAATCTGGATTAGACTCTATCCACTTTCTTTGACCTTCTCTTAGCTTAGCTTCACGTGCAGGAAAAGTTCTATTTGCTACAGATCTTAATTTTTCTCTTGTACTGTCTGTAACTTTTTCTATAGCTATCTTACTTTTTTCTTCGAAAGATAAAGATAGCCAAACATTCCTTAATCTGTTTTTAGATTCAGGATCTTTTTCGCACTGTTTAGCCATATTTTCTTTACCAATTTGAGAGGCTTTCTTCCTATACTCTTCTCCTTGTTTAGTAGCCTTAGCCTTCTCTTTAGCACTATTTGACCATATACCTTTTTCTGCATTAGCTACATGTATAGCAGAGTGTTCTCTGTAAGTACATCTTTGTAAGTTGTCAGGTTGATTATTATACCTATTGTAATCTTTATGATGTACTACAATTAAATCATCCCTTTTAAATTTGCCTTCTTCATTAAAACCATTATTCTCTAATTTATCATTAAAATATTCATCTACCATCTTGTGTGTCAATACCCACTTTTCTATATTTGGTTGATAAACATGCTCGTAATCATTTTGATTATTTCTTAATTTTTCAAACTTACGATAAACTGCTTGAAGAGAGTCCCCTTCTTTCAACTCTTGTGCCTCTACCCTTTCCCCACCTCTTCTTACAAATCCGTGGTCTGGTGTAGTTATAAGACTTTCTCCATTATCTAAAGTTACTTTTACTAATTTAGCATTTAACCTTGTCTTTTCAGCTTTTACTACTTTACCGGGTATAATTGCATTTGTTTCTTTATCATAAGAGTAAACCCATAAATTAGGATTACCTTCTGATTCAAATAAATCAGCTATCTCTTTTATAGTTTTTTCTGTACCATTTAGTAAAGGTATCTTTGTATCCGGATGTAAACATTTTCCGTTTAATTCATCAGAATAATTAAGAAATGCCTTAGGTACTTTAAGTGCTGAAAACATCTTATTGATGAAATAGTTCATATCATCCATACCTGTGTACTCAAGGCCTTTAGCTGTATCAATTCTAGTTAGATTATCTCCACTACGTACGGGAATGTGAAAGTCTTCTAACAAATTCATCATGTTGAACTTGTAGTTGAATTGCCCAGTTTTGTGATCAAATAATGGTGTACGTTTTTGATTAGATATGTGCTTCTGCATCATAGCATCCACCTCATTTGGAGGAAGATTTCCTACATTGTAGTAGAATACCCTTTTCTCAGCAGATTTAGTTACACGATGGGTTACTGCAGCATCCTCCATCATGGTATATGCCTTGAATAATTTACGTCCATTTTCGAGCCAACTTTTACCATAAGGAAGGAAATTACTGTCCTTCATCAGCCTAAAATGAGCTATCTCATAGTTTTCGTAAATCCTATGATTACGAGATTGGTTAATCGAGCTTATACCCCCCATAATTGCTCCTGGGTCCTGTACAAACCTAACATACTCTCCGTTATTAGCGTCTAGGCCTTCTTCCCTTACCATTTCGTATGGGGATAGGGACTTTACCCCATAAACTCCAAACTGGTCTGATAGACGCAATAAAAGAAAAAAATCACCATACTTACAATATGACCTTATCCACATTGGTAAATTGAATTCAACATTCAATACGTTGTAAAAAAGATTGTATAATTCATCTTGTACGTTCTCAGAGGATGACCTGACAGATAGCATTTCATTATTCATCTCATTAGGTTGAGTAGCCTCTTCACATAGTATGTCTAAAGCGGGTCCAACTAATGCATCTAAGTCCATTGCTTCGTAGTCTAGGTATAGTTGTGCTCTTGTTATCTGCATCCCATAGCCTATACCTGGCTCTATTAGAGAACTATTAGAGTACAGTCTGGTATATCTATTTGCAAGCGTATTTTGTTGTAAATTTCCAAATGCTTGTATGTTATTGAAATCAGATACTTTCAAGAACTTACCTCCTGCCCTTTTAATTATAGTATCGGTAGTAAACTTCTGTTTTAGTTGTGCAAATAAAGCTTTATTAGCCATGTTATGTTCTTTTGTATTGTTATAAATATAATTTAACTACCAAGTACCCAAGAATAATCTTCCATTTCACCCGTTACAGGATTTGGCATTAGGTAATTACTTGCCCTCCTATCTATATTGCTACGTATAACAGTCTGAGGTGTTGTTGATTTTATAGATCCAAGACATGCTCTTTGCATATCTGTACTGTTTGATGCGTAGGCTAATGCGGTACCTCTCAGGTAAGTTCCTATTGCTAATGGAATCAACAAGTCATCGTTAGCCCCAGATTTAGCTACAGGTTTAGGACCTTTCCAAACAAATGCCCTCATTTCAGCATAAGCCCTTTTAGACCTTATTTTTATAGATTTTTCTTCTACAGCATTCTTGAATGATTGCAGCATGGGAATCCTAGTGGAGGTTGATGTGGTAAATCCAGGGGTCATCTTGTCTTCATCCATGTATTTGTTTAAATATTGACTAACATTGGTTGTATCACCCTTTAACGACTTGTATACATTCCTGTATCCAGAATCAGTAACGTAACTGCAGGTGGTATTACCTATGCCTGTATTTTCCGCTATAAGTAGTGCATTATTATACTCTATGCATACCGATACAGCGAAATTTGCCAGTTCCTTAGGTCCCATATCCCCCATATATTCACCTATTTGGTCTCCATTTAATAAATCTATTATCTGCATGGTGGAATAATCTAACCCATCACCTCTGGAGGTATCTAGTATAACCGCACAGTTGGCTACTTCTTCTGGGAATTTCCATATCCAGAATGCATTATCCCTTCCTCTTGCCTGTACAGGCTCTTCTAAATTGGCTTTTACCCAATCTAAATCTTCTGGCTCAAAGAATGTGTTACCTGAGCTAATCATCTCGGCGTCACATTCTTGTTTTGCAAGACGTTTACCAAGCTCTTGATCTTGTTTATCTCTCCACTCCTGTGTATGCTCTGGGTGAACTCTCCAGTCTAACTTTATGGGCAGGTATTCATTATTACCTAGCTCTGCTTTTGAGTATAAATCTGCGAATTTATTCTCTGTACCTTCTGGGGTTGATAATACTATACACTTACCTCCTGTAGCTAGTGTTTGTTGAGCTGCTGCATAAGTCTCCTCTGCGTCTTCCACGAATGCAAACTCATCATAAATAAGAAAAGAGGCTGTCTTACCTCTAGCAGAGTTCTTAGCTCCGGATATTACCTCAATCTTTGATCCGTTAGATGATACTACTTTCTTTTGGTTTTCTTCTTTGGTAGTTGAATTGGATAATTCAATCATCCATTTAGGTAACTCCTCAAAAGCAAACTTAAATTTATCCATTACGGCTTTAGCCATATTGGTAGTTGGAGCCATACAGAGTATGGAGGAGTCATTTTTAAATAGAAATAGCCAAAGTGCGTATGCTGAAGCTAAAGTGGTAACACCTAGCTGACGGCTTTTAAGGATAATGATGCGGTCCCTGGTGTGCATCAGATGTAAAAGCTTCCTTTGGAAAGGGTATAATTGGAATTTACTTCTACCTCCGGACGTGGTCTGAATCCACACATAGGTTAATATGAAGTATTCAGGGGATTCCATACACTTTTTGTACTCTGATAAAGCTAGTTCTTTCAGGTTTATAGGTCTGGCTGCTGGTGTATTAGGTGTTTCTGGTTTTTTGTTAACTGCTTTTGCCAATTGGTTCTTTTTTCTTTTGATATTTTTCTCTAGCCTTAGCGTCTATTACAGCTTTGTTCCGTGTGTAATAACGCTTGGTAGCTTCGTTTTTAGCTTCTTTTACCTGCTCTTCGGTTGTATATTTTTTAGTCCTTCCCATTACCTACAATTCAAAATTGTTTATATGTTGAAGGGCTCCGTTATCTATGTAATAGCAAGAATGGGCTTCTACTTTTGCTTTTTCTTTGCCTTTCTTAGCTACTTTTTTATTAAACCATTTTTCAGTTCTTTGCTTGCTTATGTTACTTGGTATCTCTATGTACTGACCTTCAAATTCTCCTTCACGAGCTGCTACACACTGTTCAAGAAATTCAGATTTATGGTATAAAGTTGAGGCTGTTACTAAACATCCTTTTGGTTTCAATTTCTCTTTTAATCTTTCTTGTGTTTCTCTTAAAGTTGTCACAAAATCTGCGTTTTCTATTATAGCTAGGTCTATTTCATCTTCTGGTATTTCTTCGGATGGGTCTATTATGTACAACTTAGAACCGTTTTTTAGCTCAATATAGAATGGGGTCTGTGATTCAACAATTACAAAGATAGGCAATTTATTGAAAGAATACATTAGTAGGTCAATAAATTCTTTGGCTATTATCTTGCTAACACTTGTTACTACTATTTTTGTGTTCGGTCTGAATACCATCATCCAGGCAGAGTATGATGTAAGCATGGTAGTTACACCTACCTTCCGAGCAGAGTTGATGAGTATTTCCTTTGTCTTCGGGATTAATCTAGTGATCTGCCATTGGTATTTTTTAGGAATTATCAATTCAATCCTGTGGCCATAACTCATCACTTTCCATTCATTCAGAAAGAAATCTTCAAATGAGGATGAATATTTTTGATAAAGGCTTTGACTCATAACTTTACTTTCCAGTAGGTTCCTACACCGTACACAATCTTACCTGTTATATCTACCCCTGCTTTTACCTGGAATAATCTGTCAGATTTGGTCTTGTAGATAAGTCCGGCCTCTGCTGAATTTACTAATGAAGGAAGGTTACCATTAAGTGCTCCTCCTACATACAGTTGATTCTTAGGTATACAAGGTTCTTTTATGGTTATGGTGTTGGTAATTGTTGGGTATTTGAAATTTAATATATATCCTACCCCTTTTATTTTATTCTTGAATATGGTATCCATGATGTATACCTTGGAACTATCAAATTTGATAGAGTCTTTGTATATGTTCTCTGCTAAGAACATGTCTCTTAGAGATTCAAATTGAGTTCTTAGTTTACTGTAGTTTGTGTCTGGTATAAAAAAAGTATCCTTTGATTTAACCACATAAGGAATTGTCTTTGTAATAGTTGGACTTGAGCCTTTTATGGTGTCTCTATGAGCCAACCATTGGGTGTCTCGTACTATTGTTACGGTTGGTCCTGGTATTGTAATGTTTCCACAACGTTGTAGAAGCATGACAAATAGTAAAACTAAGCATATGATGCTTAATAGGTTTTGTTTTATGTAATTCATAATGTTAGAGATAGGGGGAATTACCCTACACTAATAAATATCAAGATAAATATCATTAGACTATTTTCCAGACTTTAGCTTCTCAGTATAGCCTCTCATAAGAGTATTCCCCATTAGATAAGCTTCATCTTCCATTTCTTTTAAGTGTTCGGAACCTTTTGTGTAATCGTCTGATACCCCACCTATCTTATCCTCAGCTAAGTCTCCTCTGTGCCCTTGCAATACATGAATAAATTCATGTGAACAAGTTCTTAAACAGTCTTTAGGAGAACGCCCATTTGTGAATATAACTACAACGTTTTGTTCAGGGTCATAGTAACCTGTTTTATCCAGTATATCGTCTGGGTTATTCTCATTTGAGAATATGATTTGAGGATAAGGTTTAAGATTAAACCCTTGTTGTCTGAAATAAAGAACAAGTCCTGCTATATGTTGCTTAAGTGATTGGAGTTGGGATGGTGTCATCATTAGCTTTCTGTTTCTGGTTCTTTTGGATTAGGGCCGGCTGGTGCCTCTTCAGTAGGAGTTCCCCCCTTTTCTATTGCTTGTGTTTCTAAGTCTGGATTCTTGGTGTCTATTGGGTTTTGTCTTAAGGCTATACCTATTTGGTCTAGGCATTGTTCATACTGGGAACCTACTCCTAAATCGTATATTTTACCTAGAACTCTAGCTCTGAAGTAATCTGATGGAGTGTAGTTCTTAGGGTTGCTTACCATACTTGGTGTGGGATCATATTTCAAATCCATGTAATTGGAGTTCTTGAATATGATACGGAAGGTGGTAGGTCTTTTTTGTATGACTTTGATATCAGTAACGATATCTTTTATTTCTTTGTCGGTAATTGGACTAGGTTCTTTTTGAGATGTAAGAGTACGCATTAGAGTATACCTCAACTTAGGTGATTTAGACAAAACCTTGTCCATATCAGATTCTTCTGCCTCTTGTGATTGTATATCTGCCTCCGCTATATATTTACGGAAATTTTGAAAAGTAAAGTCTGGCACTATATTAAAATTTTGGTAGTTTTTGGATATCCTTCTGGAGGTAATATATTAAGTCCACAAGCTGTTGAATATGGTCTATTTGCTCTTCAGATAGTATATGTTTTTTATTTACCCATACAAGACTTACCATACCTTCGTATACGGTACCTCCTATCTTGAAGTCATATGACATTGCAATCTGGTATCTCTCCATCATTCTTTTGTCATCTCCGTCTAATTCGTCTGTTTCGATAACTGCGTAACCTTCTTGTGATTTGTCTACTTTATCTAGGATAGTTCTGAAATAACCTGCCGGTATGTTTTGGAATGTGTCTATAAGTGGTGCTACAATTCCATCTGTTTTCTCTTCAATCATCGAAACAAAATTCATTGAAAACCCGAAATGTGTTTTAGTTCCGTTATGATATGCATACAAGCAAGCTCTGGAACATTCTGTATAACCTTGTAATTGTATTAAGATTTCTTTTATCTTCTTTTGAATGTCGTTATTGTGCTGTAACGACTTGTCTATTTGTTGATTTTTCCTCTCCTCTTCTTTTCTTAGTCTTCGTCTTGCTACTGATTTCTCTACTGCATCTTTTATATAAACCCCTAGAACTGTTACTATACTTGTAAATGCTGCTATTATTAAGTTAGTTGAGTTGTACTGAACTTGGAGGATTATTTCGTTAATCATCATGAGTTATATGTGCAGTTTAGTTACTTTTATTTTAAGGTTATCGGTTCCTTTTATTAATCTATGGAAAATATCTCTCTTAATAAATATAGGTTTGTCTATAATGGCAGGTAACTCGTCATCTATTTGAATCTTCCAATCTGTGGTGTGTAGTGGTTCAACTATACGATCTTCTCTGTCTCTGTGCCAGACCAGCTCTTCTTCAGGTACTTCTTGGGAAAATTCTCTAATATAATAGTCTTGTTCTTTCAGTTCGGTAAATGGATATTGCATTGTGCAAAAATAAGTATTAATTCGGATATTTTCCGAATTATTGATAATGGATTATCATTTTTTCTAGTAAATTTGATAATGATTAAATTACACCACCCCTTTTAGCGAGGTCTCCTTCGCTGTTAAAAGTATCTAGAATTCAATCTGATTAAGGTTTTTGAATAATATTTTGTCGCAAATTTATACTATAATTGAGACAAAAAAGAAACCCCCTATTGTGAGTAGGAGGCTTACCTAGGTTCAGAAACCTAGTATTTTTTGCGGCCCGGTACGTCTACCAAGTCGGCTTTTTTGTTACCAGAGGTAACATAACTAACAAATGATTTGTTAGCGGGGCTTTACGCCCAAAATGCAGACTTTCTAGAGTTGCATTCGGGGAAGCAGTTTACTCCAAATGGAAGGATTCACACAAGTTAACCTAGAATCTGTATCTAGGTGCAAAGACTTACGGTATCTATACCTACTAGTAATAAAATCGCTACCAGTATCCTGGGATACTTCCTCCTTTACCTGCCGACTTGCCTCCTAGATTCAGAAGTCTAGCATAGCGAGTGAGATGACAGCTCCAGTATCCTGGTTTAGTCTTGTCTTTCTTTGCTGGGCAGTTCATTCTGTCTGAAAAAGCTTTACGAGCTTTAGGGTCTGTTATCTTAGAAGATAGACCTCCATGCTTGTCTCCAAATGTAACCTTAATTACCTTACCGGTTTTAGGGTTGTGTGTAAAGACTACATACTTTTTACCTGAACCTGAATTACGCCTAGGGTGATTCAACTGGACACTCTTTCCATGGAACTCGGCTTCCATCAATAGGTAATCCTCAGTAAGGGGATAATCTAAAGGAACTCTTATACCATTGTATTCACCAAACTCACCTAAGTCTGTTTCTGTTAAAATCTCTGTGTCAATCGTGTCAAGGACAATGTTACCTTCTTGAAGAAGTTCTCTAGCCTCACGGAACAAATGATAAAAGCTATTAGAGCCTGGGCGATAAATCGATTCATTTAATGGTGTTTGTGTTTTTATATGGTATTGGAGACCTTCAGATAAGGTTGACATATCGGAGGCCTCCATTAGGATTTGTTTACCCATAATTATTTCCTCTTAATGTTCTTCCACATTGCGCTCGCAGCCACGCGTTTGCCAGCTTCTTCCGATCCATATTCTTTAGCAGCTTTATCAGCTAGCTTCTCAAACCCTTTCCCTTTCTTGCCTATATCTTCGCCTTTTTCAGCTTTCTTTACAACAGCTGATTTTTGTTTCTTGGTGAGACCGGCAGAAGGTTTCTTTTTCTTTGCTTCTCCTACCACTCCGATATTATCGTAAGAATTAGGCTCTTCGGTATACATTCCTTCGTCTTCATATTGATCCATGTATGGGTCTTTCTCTGCTTTGAAGTATGTAGTGACTTCTTCAATATTATCACATGCAACGTTTAAATGTTGGAATGCCCAAGCTGGCCAATCGTGACCTTCCATTACTTGCATCTTTAAGAATTCTACATTTTCACAGATAGAATCAAGTTCACCTGCAACCATGTGTAACTCTTGAGGATCTTGTTCTTCTTCGTACTCTCCTACAGTAGCCATCATTTTAGACTCATAGAGGGCTTTTAGGTCTTTGGTAGTGATAAGTACTGACTTACTATTTAAAGTGTCTAGAGCCTCGTCTAATGAGGTATTATTAGTACTTCTAAGTTCTCCTGATTTAGATAAGGTGTATATTGTCTCGTTTAATGGTTCGTAAGGAGGTCTTTCTGATTTACGGTTTGCTTTAATGTCATTTACAGTTGGGGCTGCTGTTGCTCTATCTATTGCACTCAATAATTCACTACATAAATCCTCGACATCCCCATGTCCGTTTCTTTCAATCATACTTACCGTAGAGATAAATTTTTTAGCTATAGAGCTTCTGACAGAAAATTCAAATGTAATACCTTCAGGAGAAGACTTACAGTATTTTTGACTGAATATCTCTGGGTCATCTGTAAATGCTGAGCTCGTACCTGTCTTTATGAACTCTTTGTAACCTAATGAATTTTTAGGTATTGTTACCTTGAATGTATTACCTGAAGATTCATCTTTTATTTGCATACCCTCTTTAAGTACAGATTTACCTTCATTAATAAAGCTTTTTCTAAATTTGTTTGCGATTTGATCCGCTTCTTTAATCATTGTTTTTGTTTTTTATTTGTTAGGATTTAGTTTGAGTCCACCAGTTACATAAATACTTTTCAGGCTCAGTAGGTATAACCCCTGAACCATTATACTCTATGAAGTATTTACCTTCACATTCTCCTTTATCGGCATTCCATTTTATGCAGTTAGCACAATTGGCACCTCCGTAAGGTACTTCTCTTGCAGCTTTGTATCCAGGAGGATAAACTGCGTTTCCTTCTAGGATTAAGTTAATTAGTTTCATTTATTCTATTTTCAAGTTCGGTAAGCTCTTTGTCCATTTGTTTAATTATATGGTCATTACTATTGTTACCAGTCCAGTTTTGTTTCTCACCTGTTTCTGTGTAAATACCTCTGTCCATTCCATTTAGTTCCTTCATAAACGCCCTTGCATCTTTTGTGAATGTAATTGCATTTTCGGTCATTATCCTTTGGGCGTACTCTTCGTACTTACCTTCTGCTCTTAATTTGGTTTCTAAGGATAATTGGCAGGAGAAGCAGTGCTCAAATAAACTGTAAAATTTAGAGTCGAGCTTGTGCTTCATACTGTTCTTGCATGAAGGGCATACTAATGGTGCAAATAACGCTTTCTTAACTGAGCTGTATTTCGTATTGGTCTGCCTGATACCATCTTTTATAGTCCATTCTTTACCATCCTCAATCCAGGTGTCACCTTCTTTGTATTCGGTAAAGCTTTTCTCGTACCCTACTTGGGTACCTGTTGATTGGGTTGCATTTCCTGAAAACAAATTACGAAGACGTTTTACATCTTTGCTTCTAAACTCTTTTAATAACGCGTTATCTGCCATAATTATTTTACTCCGAATTTTTCGTATAATCCTTGTAGGTATCCTACATTAATCACATTTCCGTTATTACCGTCTACCTCTTCCCTTAACATGTCAAATACCTTTTGAACAGATAATTTAGATAATTCAGGTGGGATATACTTCATGAATTCCTTCATGTTTTCATCTATCACGGACTGCATCATTTCACCCCTGATACCGTAGTTGTACTCAGGGATAAGTATTATCTCGTAATTATGAAACTTCCTGAATTTGTTTTGGAACTCATGACTCTTAGCTACCTTTTCTGGTATAGCTATAATAAATGGTTCTTCAACATTACTCTCAAGAATTTTATATATGTAGTGTCTAGGGGAATCCTCTCCGGATAATTGAGTCTTGACTATATCTCCGTTAGTTTCGTGGATATATAAATCAAAGATTTGCTGATTGACCTTTGCAGGCACTAAAGCATTTTTCTCTTCTCCTATAACAATGACCACTTCACTTATCTCAGATTGCTTTCTACCTAACCAGTAGGCAATTTGCAAATCCTTTTCAGTTGGTGGACAAAAGTATCCAGGTAGGTAGCATCTTTTTAATAATGAAGGCATATACTATAAATATCAATTAATCCTTTAGTAAGGTTACTGTATAAGAAGAATTACTTGTTTTAGTAGGGGCTGTAATTGTGATGTTTTCCAATAGCTCACCTGTAGCAGGGTCTGGAATACTTACAATCATGAAGTCACTGATTGATTTCAAGAATTCCTCCCTCTTTTTAATCTCCTTGTCAAGCTCCTTTTTTCTGGCTGATAAGCTGTTGTATAGTGGGTCTCCAGAAGATGCGTAGTCATACTTAGTACCTGTCTCAGCCAACTTAAACTTAGTGCCTTTTGGTGTAATGAATTCTTTCTTTCCTTCTGCGTTTAGCACTATCTCTTCGCAGATTAGACCTGTCATAGAAGTATTACCAGACTCATCTACCATATCTTTAAGTTCTGCATGTACTTTGCTCATTAAAGCAAATGCTTCTATGGCAGTTACAGCTGATACTCTACCTTCAGTCACGTCTTCAAATACCTTATGTGCTATCGCTTTAGCGGAGCTATCAGATACTACTAGGGCGTTTGAATTAACTTTTACTTTGTCTAACTCGAATTTTAACTTAGTATTCATAATTGTTCTTTTTAAGTTTATTGTAAATTTTTGCTATTGTACCAGAATCAGTTTCATCATATGTGATAAACTCTCCTCCATTAACTAGGTAGTACTTCCAAGTTTTTAATACGTAGTATATGCCAAATACCAGTAATATACCTAGTACTAATGGACTGGAAATTACCCTTAAGACAATCTTACCTTTTATCATAATTTATAATTGTTTAAGTAGTGTAATGTCTTCATGATCCTGATGTACTCATTCTTATCCTCAGAGGTGCAGTCAGGGTTATTGATTATACCAACGTACTTCTTCATCTGTGAGTTATAGTAATCTACCTCTGCTAGTATTAAAGCTGCTATGTATACCTTATCAAAGGGTTCTTCAACCTCAACACAATGCATAGGTATTACCTTGGTCCATTTACCGAACTTAAGTGTGTAAGCCTTTTTTCTTTCTAGATTGTAGTACCTCATACGGTATTTACCGTTTGGGTCTTTAAATCTTTCGTTTATAATGACGTTCATAATTGCTTACAATTTACTTAGTTCTTCATACCCCATTACCTCATCTTCTACATGATTGTATATTACTTTACATACTATTGCATCTTCAAACTCGTATATACCACAAGTATCACATGCATTTTCTTCTGTGTCATACAGTTCTATATTACCATGTTCATCTTTCATAAAGTCGCTGAATAGTAAATCTTTTACTATAAAGTACTTCCCTACTGATTGTTTATTTATCATATCTTGTTTATTCTATTTCCTCTATAGGATATTGTTCTGAATTTCTAATTACATCACCTAAGGCATACACTACATGCATCTTTGCAAATTCAGTCATTAATTTCTTAATATCCTCCAACTCAGTTGGAACGCTAGACCAACTTTTTAATATAAATTCTTCTGCAGATAATATTTTGTCTTTCATAATCATCATATCTTGTTTATTTTCATCTTCATCAACTTACTCGTTGTCAGTGGACTTACCTGTTGTATCAGCTTTGTAAAGTCCTCAAACGTCATAGACCCTGGGTCTTTCTCGTCTAATTCAACTAGATACACTGTCTTGCCCATTTCCATCAATAGCTGACAATTAACTAATGATTCCTTCAATGCGTCTGAATCTAGGCAAAGATACACCTTTTTTGATTTGCAGGTCAATAATTTTTTCATTAACTCGGGTTGTATAACCTTACCCAATAGCGGTATACAGTTACGCTTAATAGTAAACATATCAAATACACCTTCACAAAGTACAATAGGCTTAGACCAGTTAATCATTGACTCAAAAGGGATAATATCCCTAGAGCATTCTGGAAATTCATACTTGACGAAGGTCTCATCAGATAGTGCTCTACCTATCAGGTAATTAACCTTCATAGATTTATCGTAAGATGGAATGACAATACGGTTACGGTACCGGCCTTCTTCACAGTATCCTATGTTCCATTTAATGATGTCATCTTCACGTACATTACGCTTCTTAACATAAGCTTTAGCATGACGAAGCTTAAGATCATGTTTAGGTAGTTTGCCTTGTACAGATTTGAATTCGGCTGGGAGCTGGCCTGAAAATACACCTTTTACCTCTTTGGGTTTATGTATAGAGGTATCTGTGTATTTTAGTATTTCTTTGAGTTCATTGAACCGTTGTTCTGTAGCCCCTATCTTTTTAAGTAGGTTGTAAATAGACTTACCTTTCTCACCACAAGACCAGCAGTGGTAGATGTTGACAGGTTTTCCATCTTCTATTATGGTTTCCATATCAACCTCTAGTTTCTTCTGACCGGCAATTCTAGAAGGCCTGTTTGCACAGCCTACAAATGGGCATAGGTATTTTCTGTTTGATGAAGAGGAACCGGTACCTGTGCCTAATACTGAATCAAGAAAGGGAATTAGACTACTCATTAACTTTTATTTACCCTGCGAAGGTAAGTAAATTTAATTTGTCAAAAAATTATTTTTTGAAGGTTTTTAATATCATGTAAATATCTTTCAAATCCTTTAAACTAATTATGTGAAATGCATTCAAATCTTTAACTGAGTCTTTAATTTCTTCATCAAATAACTTCTTCCAAATATCGTACATTTTTTTATACTGTGGATTTTTACTCACAAACCTTTTAAACTCAGCGTTATTTACATGTTTGTACTCATTCGCTGGTGTTACTTTATCATAATCAATATTTCCTTCTTTATCCATTACTTGTTCAGCTTCACGATAAACACGTTCTATATCCTCAACAGTTTGTGTGTCATAAAAACCTAGTAATTTATTCATTAGAAATACAGACGGAGTGAATGTTATGTCTTTTTCAAATACTGGTAATATTAACTCTTCAAATTTTTCTAGCTTTAATTTGGATATCTCCCTTTTTTTCAGTGTAACTAAGTCTTCTGATACAGCTAAACGTATTTTATCTAAATTCTTTAGAAATTCTGTTTGGTCCTTATTATCAACAAAATTATTAAATCCTTCACCATCAAATTTTCCATTGGGGTCTGTAAATCTATCTTGTTCCTTATTCCAGTCAAATTTATTTTTATAGTATTTACCATAGTTGTATTCAAACTGTTTAAGCAAGTCTTTTGGAAATTTATTAAAATCTACTAAATTACCTTTCTGTTTTTCTAACTCACCCTTAGCGTTTACTTGTAATGACTCAGCGAGAATTGTTTTTAGTAATTGTTTAAATAAGTCTGCCATTTTATTATGATATTTTAGCATATTGCCCTTCAGACTCATCTATCCAAGCAATATCGTTTAATTTGACAATTTTCGAATACAATTTATTATTTTTTCCACCAGCATAATCTTGTGCATTCATTTTAGATGGTGATACGAAAACACCATTTTTAATTGGGTAGCTTGAATACACTAATATCTCTCCTTTAGATAATGCTTCTTCCATATCTTTAACCGTAAAATCAGGATACATATTACCCTCTACTTTTGCATTTTCAAATGCTTCACGAGCTGTTTTAATATCCGAAAGATTTCTAATCCATGTGTTATAACTATTTGGTGCTGGATTAGAATTATTTATCAACTCTAATTGTTTAGATTTTATACCAGTAGGTTCTCTTGAGTCCTCAAGTTTCTCCCTTAATATTATACTGAATATGTCTTTCATTGGTTATTTACTTTGTTTTACCCCAACTTTTACCTTTACCTGGGTCTTTGCATGCTGCCGGTGTAGGCCGGCATGAAGGATACTTAGACCTCTTTTCTCCATCTTGTCTTCCACAAGATTTACATTTTACTTTTCCGTTTTCCTTCTTACATGTATTGCAATCAACCCATCCTTTAGACTTGCCTGGTGCACCTTTTCTATTAAACCATTTGTGCAGTGATTCTTCCTCTTCTTTTATGTCGCTCCAGATATCTCCTTTACGGCATCTTACAATTGCTCCTGATCTATAAGCTGACGGCTTATCGTATTTTTGACGTGCAATACGTAGACATCTATCAGCTTTTTTCTCTTGTAGTATCTCCTTTAATAAATCAATCAACTCACTGTTAGACTGACATGAGTTACATTCTTTTAATTCAGATTTCTCCAGTAGAACTTTCTTTATTAGGTTGCTATGTAAGTCTTGCATGTTTTTACTGAATTAAATCCTTTCTGAAGAAGGTAGAATTTATGTTTGAGTTATAAGAATTGTCTGATTCTAAAACACCCTCCATGAATTGGTACTTTATTTCATAGTAAGTATTTTGTTTCTTCCCATATGTAAATATCAGAATTTCTCGAATGAATTGATTTTCACCATAAGTTTTAAGGTCTAGTAACAACTCTTCACTACTTCCCCAGTACTTCTGCCAATCTGATTCTTTCTTTACTAACTTCTTAGTTGCCTTCCGGCCAGGCTTCTTTAGTAAAGATTGTTCTTGAAGTTCTTTCTTACCTAGCTTTACATTTCGCTCGCTGAATAGTTGTTTCTTTCCTATATAGAACTTTCCTGTAGAGATACGAGTTATCTTGTATATAAAACCAAATGCACCCTCTGGTGCATCTGATATTGATTGTATGGTTGATTCTTTATACTTCCACATTTACCAGTCTAATTTTACATTTATGTTGAAATCTGTGTTTGCTGACATAGGTAGGGGTTGTCCAAACTTTGCTATGGCCATCAGTTGATTGTCTGGGCTATAGAGACCTACAGAGGTAATGTACGGCTGAAAGCTGCTACTTGTAGCAAAAGACTGTAAAGTGCCGTCACTACCTGAGACAAGTAAAGTCGGATTGTATGAATAGTTAAAATCATGTTGTTTTATTTTAAGCCTGTAAGTCTGTTCATATACAGTTAAGGTATTGTTAAATGAAAAAAATATATCATCTACTTCTGGGTCTATGAAATAACTCCCGTTTGTGATAACAACTAGCCCTTGACTGTAGAATACATTTCCTATATGAACATAATCCCCCACATCGTTTAGGTTAGGATCAAATATTGTAATATTACCATATCCGTCATCTGAACCTAGGTAGGTAGTTTCACCACCAATGTAAAGTGTAATACCAAAATTACTTGGTTTTATACCTTCTCCGTAGTAAGATCTAGGGAATGACAAAATTTGAACTTCATAACCTATGGATGAAACATCATAACTTATGTTTCTGTAATCCACATAAGAACTAGAAGGTTGTTGATATGAGGCTGATATATAGTTATTAGACTGTAATCTTTGCTGAACACCTGTTAAACTACCTGATATGTAGTTTGGATAGTATTGTTTTACAATTATGTTGTAGAAAGGGTCTCCTACTGATACATCATAAAACTGTACTCCGGGAGTTTCTAAATTCCCATAGTATGTTTTATTTGCAACGTAAGGCACAAGAGCTACGTCTGAATCTGATATATTCTTAAATGCGCTCAAGCTATGATTGTATTTTTACTCTAAGATTTAGAGTCTGAGTAAAGTTCTTTTTTAAAGGTGTGCTCAACTTTGCTACAGCCATTAATTCGTTTTGCATACTATACAACCCAATTGATGTGATGAATGTCTCAGGATTATTAACAAGTGTGGTATATATGATATTGCCATTTTTATCAATTACTGATGGGTTGGTTGTATAATTTAAGTCTGTGAAATTTACCTTCACATTAAAATACCTAGAAGTGATTGTTTCTAGACTGTTTAAAGAGAATGAATTACCTGAGTAAATAGCAGAGTACAACCTTGATGTATTTATATTGTATGTGGCATTATAAGATGTACTATTAGTACTGTCAATAACCAAACCAATACCTCCACCAACTCCTGGGGCTGCTGCAAGCGCAGACGGATTCAGGATAATAGTACTGATATTTGGTAAGAATATACCATACGAACCACTTACTGTTTGTACATCATTACCGTTGTAAGATGCACCATTTGATCCACTTACAATCAAGAATACTTCGTTACTTCCTACAAAAGATTCAACAGTAACATCATTACTATTATCGGTTAGTTGAATAGTACCTGAGGGTCCTGTCAGTGTCAGATTCAAAGACCCAGGTTGTAATGCTTCTTTATATTGAGCACGAGAAACTGTTAGTACAAATATATCTGTAGAAGATGCATTACTTGTCCCAAAAGTAAATGGCTCCTGACTACTTGCTTGTCCATATACCAAACTTGAATACTGACCATATATATCGGATGTAGGTGATTTACCACCTACATTCGTATTATATGCAGGAGACCCATATCCGTTTAAATTACCATAGGCTATTGCAAATTGTAGAGATGACCCTACTGCTGATATAGGTAAATTATATACATTTAAGTATGAAAGCCCTTGAGGTGAATTTGCTTGAACAGATGATGTGTACATTGCTGCCTGAGTCAATGTATTGGTATTATTTGACCATAATGGGGATACTATTGATTCTTGGACTATAACAGAATCATTTGTGCCAAAGGATATGTAAGACATATTTTATTAAGTTGTTTTAGTGATTGTTAAAGGTACTCTAATTGATGCTCCACTGTTTCTTCCTACTATATATATTTGAGTGTACAGAGAAGTGCCTGATGTACCAAATAGTGTATTGATAGTAGTACCAGTAAGGTTAAATGTTGTACCTATTTGACTTGTACTAATATTAGTGGTTTGGATAGTGGTAATGGTTGATGTGCTCATTCCTGAAGTGTCAATACCTGTTCCGGTAAAAGTTGATAACAATCTACCATCACCTATTGTAACCAAATATCCATCTGGCTCTATAGTAGTATTTGAACCTAGGTAATTCAATGTTTGAGGTACAATAGCTATGGATGCACCTTGTTTCAAGGTTACAGTTACTGACCCAATAGATATCACAGGAAGAGTGGCCGTACCTTGTGGTAGGGTTACCAACTTGTACTTCATACACTGCGTATCATCTGGGAATGCCTCTAATATAGGTAGGTTTTGAATTGCCTCTCCGTAGAAAGCTGACCCAGAAGGGTGATTTACGTTGTAGAGTGTGTAGTCGACTTCATCATCAGCACAAGCAAATGATGTTATGTCGAAAGTCCCTTGGGATAAGTATTGACGCCCTTTTTTAGTTAGGATTGCATCAATGGTTACTGTTTGATTACTTAAATAAGCCATGTTGTAGTTTTGTAGTTATAAATATCGTGTTATTGTGGTAATAGGTTATTGGTTAAGGGTTGAATAATATTTGAGACATTATTTTCTATTGCAGGGTCTAGATATTCAGGTATTAAAACTGCTGATGATACTACACCAAGTTGCTTTTGTGATTCAATTATTACAGATGTTTCATCTGGCATTAGTCTTATTATTGCAAATGCAGAACTAGTGTCGGATACTACTGGTGCTCTATCTAATGTGGCTTGTAATTTTCTAGTTACGGTATCACCTACTGTAATTGGGGCAAGAACGCTCTTTACTATATATACTGGGTCCAATACATTTTCTATGGGAGATATTCTAACTAAATCCCCTTGTTGTATTGTAAATATATCTTCTACTGGTGAGTAGCTTGCTGTTATATACGATGTGAGTGCTCCTGTATTATATTGTGGACTAAATGTACTGTTATTGTATAAAAGAGATGATGTAACATCAAATATCAATGTGTCGTTATAACCTGTAGTATAGCTACTTGATATATAAAACATCGGTGCCCCTGATGCAATGCTTTGTGTTACAACTTGGTTAGTTTGACCTCTTGAATCTATTACTTGGAAATAACCACCTTGTGGTATGGTGAAATTTATTTGATGACTTCCTTGAAAGAAAAGTGATAAATCTAAGAAAAATACCCTGAGTCTTAATTTTTCACCTTGCTGAAGCTGTATTGTCTGGTCTAATTTTTGATTAAAAGTTATATAATTGTTATTAAGATGATCCCAAATATATATGTTACCTGGATATCCATAAGCTCCATTATCTAGTCCAGAGTAGTCCCCTGAAGGTGCTACAGGTATATTCCAGTCTCCTAGACTCGTACTAGCTGCATATCCCCAGCTACTCCCAGCATACTTTTCCACTACCCCTATTACTTTAAATGTACCATTACCTTCTTCAGGATGATTACCTGTATATTGTATAGGGATATATGCAGATACATAATAATCTGATGTTTCTGGAGCAGTAAATACTAATCTGCCTGTTTGGTCATTTGTATCGTATGTCACGTAACTATTTAGTCCACTAGATATAAATCCTCCTGCAGAGCTAGTGTTTGGTAAATGAAAGTAGCTTAGTTCATAGTAACCCTGTAGATAATCTGTACCTGTTGGTTGATATAAAGTTTGTTGATAGTAACCCCCATCATAACCTTTGTATAACCATGTTTGTGGTGTACCATAAGAAGTGTTTATCGTAGGGTACATAGAATTAAAATCGTATAATGATCCATATACTTGAGATAATCTACCATCTGTTACTTGTTGACCATTAACTATAAGTTGAACAGCATTGCTTGGGGGTTGTGGCTGTCCTAATGGTACGGGCTGTAAGGCAAAAGATAGATTAGTGTCAGCTCCATTAATTGTATACCAATTAACTGAATAATCCATTACTGCTTTAAATCCAACAGATGTTGTATAAGTCTGTACTGGTTTAGTAAATGTAAATGAAAGAGATTCATTGCTATCCCTGTACACTATAGGTTTAAAAGAATATCCTCCTAGATATATAGTAGAGGTTCCGTCTATAGAAAATTGATTAGAAGGGCTCAATGGGTTTGTGAGTGAAATAGTTATACTATCCCCTGACTTAAATGTGTTTTGGACCTCAAATAAATTTTTATTTGCCTGAGTCAATGTTGTAGTTGAACCAGATGCGTCCAAAAGATATTTTATACTAAAGGTTGTTTTATCTAAAAAATTATAATTGTTTACACTACCTTGTAAAGAATACCCAAACTTACCCGAATAGGTGTTTATATTAGGAAACGTACCCAATCCTGTGTCTCCTTGTGTATACTTATTAAGCTTTTGTACGCTAACCTTACTACCTATATATCTAGGAATACTCCACCTTTTATGATTATACTCGCTATCCTGTAAGGCAACAGGTTGTAGTATATTTGGATTATTTATATCCTGCTTCTTAGATACAGTTGATAAACGGTTGGTATACACATCATTATTAGTTACGTTAAAATCGCTATTTTTGAAAATAGCAGTACTAAAGCTTTGTGTATAAGATAGGTAGGGATTGTAATTACGAATCTCATAGTTATCATGTATATCTACATAAGATCCTGAAATATCCCCTGTCATAAAAGTCATCTCCTCATTGAATTGAGGGTATGATGTACCTGCTTTTATAGTATTATGTCCTACAGATGCGGTATACTGGACCAAGGACATGCTAGGCTGGTGCCTAGATATTTTGTTACGTTCAAGGATTGGTGACTTAATTGTTACGCCTGTGCTAAGGTTTGTTCTAGCAGGGGTAAAATCACCTATCATTTTGAATAGTGTATTATCTATTTGCCCTACTAAATTTATAAAGTCTTTGTAATCATATTTAGATATAAACTTCTGGTAATATTGATCATTTATTGTGACAATATCTGGATATACATTTAAACCTTGATAAGTTGGGTCTCCTATATATTGGTCTAAATCAAGTAAGCTACCATATTGAGATATGATATCTTTGTTTATTTCATTCTGAGGGGAGAAACTTACTTCAGCAAAGTGGGTATCTCTTGACCTATTTGTATCAGGTGCTTCTATCCTTAAAATAGGACTTAATACATTACTATTAGGGGTGTTATTGACTATACGAACTTTCTCTGTAACAGGGCTGTAATAGCCAGCTTGAGGAGTATTTGTGTAGGACAACTCATACTCTGATTGGTAGTTATTCTGATTGGGAAATCCTATAAATAAAAGGCTATTGTATGATGAGCTGTATTGTAAGGATTGTGTTGGTAATCCTCCATAACTACTGGTACTGTAATGAGCATAAGTGCCGTATAAGGATCCTCCTGATGCTGAATATACACTTCCTGATGTGTAGTATAATTTGAACTGTGGATGTACTGAGCCTACAGATGCAGTTTGATAGTGATTATAGGTCAACAAGTTGTTGCCTAAAGGGAATCTTGCTGCTAAATCGTTATAGGCACCATTTATATTATTTCCTTGAAAAGATTCATTACTTAACGTATGTGCATCAAATGCTGTTGATGATAAAGGTTCAGACCAATATCTAAGCTCTTGTATTCCTCCTATAAATGATGAACTGAATAAAGGTGTTACTACACCTGGGCCTCCAACTGACAAATATACTAATGATGATGTATTACCGTAATAGCTCCATGCTCTATTTAATGCGAGGTCAGAAGCAAGGTCATAGTTGATATTATTGTAGTTACCTATTGAAGTTTTAGCTGTATGACCTACTCTTCCTGATATACAATTTTGAACAGTTAGTGTGTATTTTTGACTACCTGATATTGATGATATGTAATCTTTATACTTTGTATTTGTTGTCAACAACACATTCCAGAATCCAGTTTCTCCATCACTACCTGTTGCATACATGGGTACAGAAAGAGAAGACGATACGTATCCACTTGACCCTGACATAATCAAAGTAAAGTTGGCAGACGGTATGCTTTGAGATACTATATAATTTAATGTAACTCCGAAGTTTGCTTTTGAACTTCCGCTTTGGTACACTTGTATCAACGATACGTTGGATGGTTGTGTATGTTTATCTGGTTTTACCCTAAACTCAATTGAACTTGGAACAAGGTCACTCGAACCGTACTTTAAATAGTTTTGGGTAAGTGGTGCCCAATAAGCTTGTACATAACTTCCTGTACTATTTGTCAAAGAATAGGAAAATCTGTCATATACATAGTCAGGTTTGGTAGATGTACTATCATCTCCTCCGTATTGTATAGGGGTTAATATAGTGTCAGGAATGCCATATACTGTTATTAAATTCTGGATACCTCTTGTAGTACCTTTGGATTTAAGTAAGTAGGGTAAATTATGATAAAGTCTTTTGTAAAGTTCTTTAGACTGATCTTGCCCACTAGTTAGTATTCCTGAGCCCGTAACTGTATAGCTCCCTGTTGGTGCCCCTAGTAGGTATTCAGATAAGTTTAGGTCTGAGTTGTTATTATATAGTTTTATACCATATGACCTCAATACATCATAAACCATATCTTTTGAGATGCCGGTATTCAGATTATTATCTGCTTTATGGATATCATTTATAGCTTTGATGTATATCCATATACTATCATAATGCTGCCCAAGCATATTTGTAAATAATAAGAATTGAGCATTTTTTGGGTCATCTACTATGAAACCAGGAGTACTGAATACTAAATTATCTTGGTTTTCTAAGTCATACAGAGATGCACTATATAACTGTCCGTAGGTCTGGTTATCTCCTAAAAAGGCTTGTGCTTGTGAAGATGTAACACTGTATAAAACACTACCACTTTTTGGCCATGCATATGTAGATGGGGAACTGTACAAGAAAGTCTCATACGGATCAAAGTTCTTTATTATGTTATTTGTAGATACTTGTATTGACTGTGCACTCCCACTAACAGATACATCCATTCCAGGTAATGATAATAACCTAGATACTGTAGATTCATTCTGTTGTATCTCAGTTAATTTGTAAACAAAGTTAACAAGTCTTTGAGCTGCAGATGAGAAATGTACGAAGTTTTTATAATTAGTGTAATCAACATTAATCCCTATAGAATTATCGTTAAGCTGATTAATTATTGCTTGATAATCCTGTAGTGTGGGTGTATTGTATATAGTTGATTGGTTAACATACGTCGATGCTAAACCTGATTGAGCATGCACATCTATATCAAAATTAGCCGAAGCTATCATAGGTATCGGTGCCGGAGTAAAATCAGGCGTAAGTACCACTTCAAATATGATAGGAGAAGCGAGCTCCTCTACTATCCATAAAGGGGCCTTTAAACCGAATTCAGTAGGTAAAGGTTGATATAGCTTTATTAATAGGGAGTAAGGATTAGTACTCTCATCTATGGCAATATTGACAGCATTAACTGCATTGTTATTGCCAAAGTTCAATAAAAAGTCCTTGAAATATGGAGAAGACTGTACCTGGTTAATGAAGTTAAGGGTATTGGTCTCTAAGGCTAAATTAGATACAATATTTGAGGATAGGCGTATTTCTGTTCGGTCAGTGCTTATCTCCGTTATGAAAAAGGTATACGAAGACAGATTGTATATCTGATGCCTGTATATCCTGTAATCAAGCTTAAAATCACCTACATTATAATTCCTACTGGTTAGGTAAGTACCTGGGTCAAATAAAATCTGGTTACTGGTATTATATCCTGTATCTGGTAAAGTGTACTCTGTAACATTGTAGTTAGAATCCAAAAGGATGTCGTCTTGCGTATAGATATGGCATTCCACATAATCCGTAGTAGGATTAAAATTACGTAAGAAACTTTGTGAAGGTATGAGTACTTGATCAATAGTATCATACTTATCTAAAGCTGGGTCTTTTATTTGGTTTATGGATACGACTGACAATTGATTCTATGAATTAGTTATGGTGTATAATTGTTGTTTCAGGGATACATTTTCATTACGGAGATTTTCCACTTCTTTAGTTAAATCTGCATAAGATATACCTAGATAGTCGCTACTTCTATTCACCAGTTCAAGATGAGAGTTAATAGACCCTGTGGCCGGTATGTCGTAGAATATGGTATTATAAGATATAAAGAAGTCCTTTACCTCCGTTATTGTATTTGGAGGTGTAGAGTTATCTGGTGGTATTAGCTGTGTGAAGTTGGTTTTAACCACATTCTGGAAGCTGTTCTTTCCATAGATTATTCTCGATATAGGAACCTGTTCTGTCAATTGTATTTAGGGTTTAATGGTTATTTCTCTACTTTAAATGTGTAGCCATTATCAAATACTACTTCTTCACCGTTTATAATGGATTTTATAAGTATCTTATAATATCTTGAAGGTTCTAGACCGTTCATATAAATAGTGAAGTAATTACTTTTACTATCTGCCGACACTTTAGTGTAGTTTGTGTCGTAATCAATTACCACATCTTTTGTCTTGTAATCTACTAAAGACCAGTAAGAGCTGCTAGGCAAGAACTTGTTCTGAGTAAACATACTAGTAGTCATAAACTGTCTAGTCGGGTACTGATCACGAACACTTACTCTGAATTCTTTTATTGAATCTGGCCTAAAGGTTCCTATATTGTTCTGCAAAGATACGTTAATTTGTGAATTAGAACAAATATTTCCTGAAGGGTTAAAGGAAGAGTCATCCCACCTGAATTCAAGACATGGTGGATATATAGTATTACTGTCCCTAGAAAAGAAATTTAAGGTGTAGTTGTAGTTAGAGTCAAACTCTAGACTTCCTGATGTTTTTACTATAAATCCGTAGTTAGGTATGGAACCAGATAGGTATAAATTAGTAAAGTTTGTGGTTTCTATTTGTATATCCTTTTCGGTGTATGGAGTAAATGATTGTGTATATGATGATGTATACCAAGTACCTCCCCCAGGATTGGTGCTGATGAATGATCCTGTTACACCGGCAGGAAACCCAGACGTTAGCCAATAACTAGAGCTGTAAGCAGTGGGAAAATTCCAGGTTGCTCCAGTTTCATTGACAGGATTATCACCTAACTTACCGGTACCCATATCCCATTTCTGATATGTAGGGTGTAACTCTATGGTATAATTTGTGGGAATGCCATAAGCCTCACATAGGTACATTTTAAAGTATGACTGGTATGACGCTGTCCTTATATAATTTGTTAACACATCACTCATGTCGTCTTTAGAAAACTGAACTAATGGACGTGCATAGGTAGATTGTGATGGATACAGTAAAGATGCATTCTTAGATAGGTATAATAATGCATCTAAGCCTAGATTGGCATTATTTACTTCGCTGTACAAAGTCGTGTCTTGGACGGGGAATATTTTATATACTGCCATTTATGTTCTATTACCTTTTTTAAAATTATCTACAGCCCATAAAGGTTGTAGGTTTGTGTAGTGAAATGCTTTCTTCTGCTCCTCTAAATCAAATAAATTAAATTTTGATAATGGTATTATATGATCGATATTCCACCTATTTTCATAAAAACCATGATTATCCCAATTCATACCTTCTGTAAAAAGAGATTCTAGGTGTAATTTTAATTCGGGTATTGAGCAACCTAATAAGTCTAAATAATGACAATGTTCTACACCCTTCTTAAGTCTTTTAATTACTTTTTGAAATCTTTTCCTCAGCCTATCTCTCAACATTGATTCAGGAGATTGATTTTTTCTATAAATTTTTCTCTGCTCTCTTATTATATCCTTTCTAGACTCTCGATACACCTTAACTCTTTCCTTCACTTCCGGCTTACTATAGTATTCTCTAACTCTCTTCTTCTGTTCTTTATGGTTATTATAATAGTAATTACTAAATTTCTCTTTAATCTTTTCTGGATGTTTTTCTGCATATGTCTTAGCATGAAGTGCTGCTCTCTCTTTGGTTTTAGGATATTTTTCTCTATTTTCCCTATTCCTGCAAATTTTACATGCTGTTTTTAATCCATCCTTAGATTGAGTATGTTTATGATAATCCTCATAAGACTTAAAGTCTTTACAGATTGTACATACCTTTCCTGTTATCGTAGATTCCATTAATTAAGGTTTAAATTTAAAGTAATTTGCCCTCGCCATCCATCCTTTGATAAACTTACTTTGAGAGGGATTCTTAGCTACTATGTCTTTATAATGTTGTTGACGGCTATTTACTAGATTATTAAAAAGTTCTTGCTGATTAGCTGAATTGATAGCTTGTATTGTTTTTGGGCCTACATTTCCATCTACAGTAAGTCCTAATATTTGTTGCGTTCTTCTAGCTGCGAATCCTATCCCACAGTTGTACCCCCAATCCACAATGTATTCGGCTATTATTTGATTATTTATAGTATCTGCTTTTACCACATCCCAATACCTTTTCTTTACTATGGATGCAGCCTCTTCATCCGTCATTAGGTTTAAATCTTTTTCGTCTATGACACCGTCATTATTATGGTCTACACCATACTCTTTGTATTCTGATATGATTATACCATCTTTTGTCCAAGAACCTTTGTCTCCAGGTACATTCTCTAATTTTGTACCTTCTAGCTCCCATAATTTGATTAAATAAGGTTTTATGTCTGCCATTGGTTATTAGTTTATAGGTGTATCAATAGGTGTTTCCGGTTTTGGTTCAGTGGTGTCTGATAAGTTCAAAGGCTTATCCTTCGAAAGCCTAGTTATACCTAGCAAAGCCCCTCCTATTGTAAGGAATGCTAAAGTTAAATTTGAGTACAATTCCAAATGTGCAAATATTGTGTATGGAAAACAAACACAGCTTACTGCTACTATAAGAAATCCACAAAATAAGTGTATATCGGATTTACCTGAACTATCATTAAACATCTCTTTAAAAGAGAATTGGTTCATTTTTGGAAAATTAATCATATTGTTTTGTTTTAAATTAATTTGTGACAACTCTACCTTTTATGTCATTTTGAGGATATTGTATGCAAAATATTGATGGGTCCCTAGATGGATAGATAATTCCGTTTTTGGTGGCTCCTACAATATCGTAACCATACTGGGAATAGCCATCGTTAACTCCTGATACGTTGTTTACATTTATATCCAATACACTTTGAACACCTTTTACTTTCAATATTAGAGTATAAATATCCGCAAGTATTATTGGTTGATTTATAGCTGTATTGTAATCCCCATAGTAATCAGCAATGTTGTTTAAACATTGACTTAATATCTGCTGTGAATTGTATGAAGGAAGGATTGATATGCTGAAGCTTATTTGTATGTTTATCACAAACGCATCCTTAATAGACATCCCATCTCCTAGCATAGCGTATTGGCTAAGATAGTTTTTCAAGTTTTCTTTAAGAGCATCACTAGCTGTGGTTAAATTCTTGTTTGCATCATAGCTAAGAATGTATAATGAAATACCTAAAGGGTTACTGTTTACAAATGTGTTATTGGTAGCAAGCGCATAATCACTAGTCGCATAAGCCTTAGCAACAGCTCCATATTGGGCTGGAAGTGACACAGCTCTGGTTACTATGTCATCATTCGTCACACATCTTAATTGAGTAGGGTAAGCTGCCATAGCATGGAGACGTATGTCATCTACACTATCACCGGCACCTCCACCGGAAGCTGCATTTTCATTAGTAAAAGTAACAGTGTTACTTATCTGTTGAAACAAGGGTTGATTTATAGAATTAGGGTTACTGTTTGCAGCAGTCTTAGTTATTGAGTATATGGTAGTGATATCGTTTGCAGGAACGTTTGTTGTAACCCCTCCTCCATTTATGTAAGTTATGTTTAATGAGGTATTTCCAGGTGCGAGCCCGTATTGCTTTGTGTACAAAGGATTCGCAGGGTCAAATGCTGTATTCAACATAGAGATACTATCAATTAAGCCCATTCCTACATTCTCTGTATTAGGAATAATTGTCTCATCTGGTTGACTTACAACACCTGCTCCAAAATACATTGTAAGAGTCGAGTCTCCATTATATCTTGTTGCGAACCTTCTTTGTACTGTTCTTAACTTTAGTATATATGGTACTGTTCCATTATACTGAGCCATGGTTGGGTCATTTAATGGGGTGTTAGGTACAGTGTCATATACGGTTGATTGAGCTAAGTAAGGTACTTCATACCAGGTATTCCCATCACTATCCACCACAGATAATATCTCTATTATATCTGTATCAGGTAATGTTACACTATCAAATTTAACTGGACTTCCAAAAGAGTAAGTCTGTGTGTTTATAGTTCCTGCAATAGCTTGTACTTGTTTCTTCAATAAGTAGTACTCAGGTTTGTTTGTATTAGAGTTAACTGAGTATACAGATACCGTTGTAGGGTCTGAAGAAGACGAATAAGCGAAGTTTACAGGTGCCTGAGTAATGAATGTAACATTACTGTTTGATTTTGAATTTATCTTTGCGTTAGTTGCTATGTTTATTGCATAGCTATAGTCTGGGGAGGTTGTACCTCCAATAACTAATGCCGGTATCTGTTGGTATACATCTAATGTAACTACAGCAGTACTAGTAACCCTTGGTCTATAACCTTGGGTGTATGCAAGTGACATTATATTGTCTTCTTGCACCGCGAACTCTAAAAAGTTTTCTTGTACAGACCTATCAGTATATAAAGACAATATATCTCCAATAACAGACGCTTGCTCTATAAGCATAGTGGCAGGAGAAGCGTCCGAGAAGTCGTTGTTAGTATTAGGAAAATAAGCCTGTGCAAAGTTAATCAATGCTTGTTTGAAGCTGTTGAAGTCTCTGTTAAGGTACTTTATGTCGATATTAGGTGAGGTTGTGGCCATGTCTATACACTTATAGTTATTTGGTTGTCAGTATTGTTAAAGCTGTACTTTAGAGTTATATACAGTGTATGGGTGTTATCGGGTGAAGTCACAGTCAGACTCTGTATGTTGATTTGAGGGAACTGATTGGATACAGCGGTTCTTAGTGCATTATCTATAGCTTGCAAATCGTCATCTGAGCTAAAAAGCAAATCTCTAATCCCAGCTCCAAAAGAAAGATTAAACAGTCTCTCTCCTGGATTAGTTAACATAAAGTTGATTAGATTAGTTTTTAGCTGATCTTGGGTAGTGTAGTTTTGACCAAAAATTGCCGGTGCGTCAAAAGGAAGCCTCAACCCTACGGCAACTGCCTTTTGGGTATCTATAGGGTATACTTTGGTTTGAATCCTTTGACGTCTCATTTATTATCTTTTGAATATATTTGGAATTGGTAAATCCACATCTGGCAGACCTTCACTTGCTTTTGCGTGCATAGACGCCATCTTTAATGATGGATCATCATATATACTAGGAGCGTCAGCTGCTGGTCTTCTACCTTCTGTTATGATATCTTCACCATAGTTTTGTGGCTTACCTAGTAATGTTAGTCTAGGTGCAGTTTGTGAATACTCTTGTTGAGGAGCTTGCCTACCCTCTTTTAATATCTGGGCATTAAGTGCCTTGATTTTCTTCAGCTCCTCTTTTAAGGGCTCTATAGCTTTTGTTACTGCCATTTCAGTATGGATTTTCAGTACTTCTGCTAATAAATTGATTTCTGTTGATGTCATTGTGTATAAATATAAGTGGTTATGAAAATTAGATTATGCTCCAATAATGGCTTTTAGTTCTGAAATAAGTTGGTCTGGTGTTGCTATATAGCTCGGGGCAGTCTCTACCTTTGTTAATCCTGAGAATTGGTCTATTGCCTTAGCTATTAACTCTCCTGCGCCGTAAGGTTCTACTTTCAAAAAGTAGGTATTTCCTGCTTGGTTAGTGTATGTTTCTGTGTTTGATTTGCTAGACGGTGATGTAGCCAGACTTGAACTTGCTATGGAATTAAGGGCTTGTTGTTGACTTATGACATCACCTTGGTTAGCTGCATTGTCTACTGTAAATTTAACATTAAGGCTAGTAACTGCTTCTACTAATTCTTGTAATACCTGTGCATTCTGTGTCACCTCTCCTTGTAGTATTCTGATATAGTCACTTAATATATCCTTGTATGTCAGTATCTTTATACCTATCTTCATTACAGATAGAGTAGCTTTTGATACAGGATTTATAGTTAATAGAGCTTCTTGAACATCCAGTACAGCCTTTAGTGTATTAGCAGTATTGGCTATTACAGATAAAGTTGCTATGAGTGTCTGCATTTTAGTTAATGTAGACTGTATGCTAGTTAGGTCTTTTTGTATCTTTGCTTGGTATACTGGAACCAAGGCAGCATCTTTTGGTTGAAGTGTTATAGTTATTGTATTTCCTGATAGTTGTACTTTGCCAGTATTATCTACAGACTTTACTATATCTTCTTCTAATTTTTTAATACGATCAGTAGCTATGCTTGAAATGCTATTGATAGAAGTAAGGGATTTTTTAACTAAAGCTCCTATCGGGTCAGGCATAGAAATGCCTATGCCCTTCTTTGCATTATTAAGTATCGCAGCAGAAGTTGCATTTGTAGTTACCGATGAAATGGTACTTGATATACCGCTTACAGCGGAGTCTGTTAGTTGATTCATTTAGTTTATTGATACTATTTTTGACTTAATTTTATCTACATCTTTTTGTATTTGTTGTATCTGAGATGACAACTTACTCGCTGCTGTATTAACTTGTAACAAATTTATAACACCTATACCCTGGCCTGTTGCAGACGAAAGTGATGTTGCCAATTCTAACAATGAATTAAGTATTGCATTCAATGTATTAACAGTTGAGGTAGCCTTTGCTGCTGGTTCTAGATTTGTATTGTCTAATCCTATTTGAACTGCTTTTGCATTAACAATAACATTGTTTGTGTTTATATGTACATCACCTTGAGTAGACACTGCAAAGTCTTTTGCAGCTAATATGAATATATTGTCAGACTTGGAGTTTAATACCAACCTGTCTGAATTTATAATCCATTGATGCCCTGTATAGTTGTTAAAGTCCATGTTATTTTATATGTATATTTTTGCCTTTTCATATCCAGCTGATTTTTCGGCTTGTAATTTAGGCGTCATAGGGGCTCCATACCAAGTTGATACATATTTCTCAGCATATTTAACAGAGTCTGAATTATCATAAGGTATAGTATCAAATCCTTTTTTATAAAATTTATCTATTGCAAATTGTATTGCATCCTCTAAACTAGCAAATGCGATATATCCTCTGAATGATTTAGTTTGACCTTCTAATGCAAATACTTGTCCTGAAAGTTTTACATTAGGATATTTAGGTCCCAAACTCCATCTTGTTTTTAAATCAGATTGTATTCCGAAGAAATCATTATTAAATCCTCTGATTATATTGTGACCATGAGTTTGTTCATTTATACCTGTAGCTAGTATACTTCTAGCAATGTTTTTTGAAATAGCTCCTGAATCCACATACTTTTTCAGAGCATCAGCAAAAGCTTTGTAACCGTAAGAGGTATACTCAAAATTTAAAACTGGTAAATCTGGGTAAGCTCCCTTTTTTATAGCAGCTTCTGCATCAGCCTTATTGAAGTACAACTTACCACCCTTATTGGTTGCATTACCTTTTAGGGTATATGCAGTAGGGAATTGTACAAAGCTCTGCCTTACTTCTACGACTAAGTCTCCAATCTCCTGCGTATACTCCGGTTCCTCTTTATCTGGTAAAAAGACTACCTCATCTTGTGGGGTTGGCGAGTCTACTGTTTTAGTTTGTGTAGGGTATACAACAGGTGCTGTATCTTTCACAGGTACATTGTCAGTATTATCTAAAGATGAAGTAGCAGCTGAAACCACCTGGTTATTAGCTACAATGATATTGTTCTTATATACAGTAGACGTAGTTCCTGGTCCGTAAGATTGGAAATTAGTACTGGCCGGCACGAACTGAATCTTATGATTATTCAATGCCCAAATAGAAGAACCATCTCCATTTATGTCTTCGTATACCGCAGATATGTTAGAGGCTGTTTGTTTTTTCTGACCATTTGTTATAGTCAGTACAGGATTTCCCTGAGGACCTTTCCAAGGTGCACTAGAGAAATCTGGATGTGAGTTACCGAATCTAATTGATTGTCCGAACCTGGCGTCTATTACACTGTCTCCAGGAAGATGTTGAAGCTTGTAAATGTTACCCTTTTCAACAAATGGGCCTGTAATAGATGCTTGGTTACTCCCACTAAATGATTTATCACTTGGAAGTGCATTATGTTCAGGTGAGTCAAATAAAGGAATTATATCATCGTAGTAATAGGTAGGTATTGTATTTCCTGCGGCATTTGAAGCTTGACTAGATGCTCTTGAGATTATGTTGACAAGCTCGTTCTGTACAGGGTACTTCTTTATGTGGCCTAGAGGATAAGCAACTAAAAAATTGTTTCCTCCATATTCGATGCCATTATAGATCATCCTGAATTGAATAGCACCTATAGAGCCAGATGGTACTTGCATCTTTGCAAGCTGTTCAGGGTCATCGGTAAGTAATGTATATATGACACGACCAATCATCTGGGTGTTTCCGGAATCAACTCCGCCCCCTTTATATTGACCTGTATATATAGAATTTACACCTTCTATTGCCATTCTATTTTATTTTGTCTAGTTGTTTTTGTTGTGTTGATGGTAATTTTAAGTCTTGTTCAGCTTGTTCTGACAATAACAGTAGTTGTTGCCTGTCTTCATCTGAAAACATAAAGTCACCTGTTTCCTTACCTTTATCCATGCATTTCTGAGCAATCTGTGCCATCTTGATCAAATGTTCATTGTTATCAAGAATAAGCTTCATATAGCTGGCTATAATAGGTGCTATTTGCTGTGCATCACCAATAGTACTTATTAAATCCTTCAACTGCTCAATCAACCCTACAATCCTCTCATCATTCTTCCTAGAGTTACTATGTATCTCCTCTAAGATGTCACTTAAAGTCTTCTTTTTAAATATTACAGTTCCTAAAGCTTCACTCATAATCGTCTATAAATATCACTAGGTAAAATATTCCTCAAAATCAGGCTCTTCTAATTTTGTTGGATCTTTATACCTGTTAGGGAAAATACCTTCTTTTTTGATATTAAGTTCTCCTCTATGATGGAACTCATACAATTGCTCATGGAAAGCTTCCTTTAGTATATTTACCACTCTGGTTATATCCTGTGTTTTCTGCAGAGTCTCCTCACGTATTTGTAAATAGAATGCCGGCTTCCAGAATATCTCCAGGTCTTCTACAGCTCTGAAAAACTTGATGATGCATCGTACTATTATTTTTTCGGATTCCGAAAACTTTATAGCTTCTTCTTTTTCATCTCTTATTATGTAGAACCAATTATCTATACCTTCTTCTACCCAATCGGCAAACTCCTGTGTAAACTCTTGTAGATTATCATCGGTTTCACCTTCGTGCCTTATCTTATCTACCTTCTCTTCGTCTTCTTGTGATTCTAAGTCTTGGCGATTCTTATGAAGCTTGTACTGCTTATCGTTGTATTGTATCAGGAATCTTTTAGTGATAATGTTGAAGTATCCGAACCCTAAGGTTCCTTTAGTATACTTAACTTCAGACCTGTCTTCACTGATTTTCATACCTTTTTCTCTGTCAAACTTAGGCATCTCCTGCATCAACTTACAGATAACTTCATGCTTTAAGTCTTCATAGCCACCGGCATGCTCCTGTGCATATTCAAAACCATTCCCATTTATGTTATTCTCCGCTAACTTTGAGAAAGCAGGAAATATCTTTTCTGAGAATAGTTTATTACGCAGAATGGGGTCATCGGATACATTGTATAGTACGATGGCCTCATCTGTTTCTTTAGTGAAGTATTCTTGGTTAGGTTTCTTACGTCTTCTCTTACGTGGTTTACCCTCCTTGGTGTATAACTCCAAGTCGAGCTGTTTCTTTTCTGTTTGCAATCTTCATTAGGATTTTGGTTTTTATTATCTTTACTGGTTAGTCTCCAGATCTTGTTTCTCGATCTGGAATTTATCGAGGTTTGCTTGGATTTCCTTCAAGGCTTCAAAGAAGAACTCAACTTCATCATCAGTCTTGTAAACGCCCCTAGCATCAACCTCTCTTATTTTTTGTGCTGAAACTTGTATAATCATATCCATACTGGTGATATACTTTTCGTAAAGTTCTAGAGCAGGCATGTACTCCTGTTCTAGTTGCCTTATTCTAGAATCTGCTAAATCGGATATCTCTTTTAGTTGGGCTTCATTTTCAGTCTCAATTCTGTACAACTGAGCCTCATTCTCGGACTTAATACTGGCCAGGTTAATCAAGTTTTCAGATCTGACTTTAGACAGTTCTTGATTAAACTTATCTGAAAGAGTTTTATGCTGCCAATAAACAACTGCCCATCCAGCCATAGCTAGAAGGGTTAATAGTGCAACTCCGATTTGAGCAAGATTGATTGTAATCATTATATAGTTTATTTTTTAGTTAATCTTAAATCACCCATAGATTCTATCCTAGCTGACATAGCATCAGCCTGATGAATGATATAAGGCAGGTTACTGTGAAGTTTATACTCTGGTGAATATGAAATCAAATAAGACTTGTTCCCCTCATCGTACAGACCGGCCTGAAGCTTAATAGAAAGATACTCAGTTTCAGATACCTCTATCCCATGCTGCATAAGCAGGAATATAGTCCTGTCATGATCCTTCATAAAAGATAGCTTAGGGTTGAAACCATAAACTTCACCTAACTTCTCTTGTCTCCACTTATCTGTCTGCTCTATATAGAACTCATGCTGATCATCACCCATCTTACCTAGGTCGTGAGTTAAGCATACAAAAGTCAATTCTTCTATACTGAAGTCTATCTTAGCCCCTTGCTTACTCCATACTTTAGTAAGTAGCATAGCTGCATCATATACATTAAGAGTGTGTTGTACAAACCCCCCTACATAAGCACTATGATAGCTAACCTTGGATGAGGCAGGCATCATTGCCAGTCTGTTAGCATATTTTTCGAATAAGTCTGAAAGCTTATTCCATCTGTTTTGTTGCTCTGGATTCTCTGGCCAGAATTGTTTAGCTAAATCTGTGAATCTTTCCCAGTTCTGTTCAATTTTTTCTTCGTTAATCATAAATGTAAATTTTAAGTTGTTTTTAAATTAAGTTTTAAATAAAAGACCTCAGAGTAGACACACAAGGTCGTATGTACTAAAAAATGAAACATAAGATAAATGTACTTATGTAATGCAAAGGTATGTCAAATAATTGAATATTTTACAAATAATTTTTTTAGGTTAATTATTCGTGCTATATTTGCATCATATATAATATAGAATATAACATGAACGGTACACTTAAACCAGGATATAAAATTTTAAAAACAAACGGTATATCATTCTCGATAATGCCATCAGAAGGTAGGATTACAGTCCCACCATTATTGAACTTCAAAGAATTCCTAGAAGGTAAGGAAGGATACGTAGTATGGAGTGATAAGAAGCAAAGTCTTATGTTCCCAGGAGAGAAATTAAAGTACACCGGCAAAATAATTCTAAAAAGTGAAAGTAAAGTTCCAAGTGAGATATAACGGTTACAGACAGCCGGTAGTGTCCATATTTGAAGTAAAGTCACCTAAGGGTGCCACAGAGCTTCAGAAGAAGGACCTAATAGACAAGTTCTTCAAGGACAATATTAAACAAGATGGGATTATCCAGAGATGGCCCCATGAAATAATCGAAAAATAATGAGTATAGATTTCAAATGGTTCCGGGACAATCAAAATATCTACCACTCCATATTGGTTGATCAGACTATGGAACCTAAGTTCTGTTACTCAATCTCCCAGTATATTTCAGATCAGGATGGGTTTGAATGGATAGATATAGTATCTTCATCAGACCTGTACAGAACATACGAAGAAGCAGAAATTGCCTGCTTAAATGCAATTTATGAAAATAGATTTGGTAGTGTAAATAATTAGTATTACTTTTGCCTTATATTTATTATTAGTACCGTAAGCAGACGGACGAAGGTAAAATTAAGAGCGTAACATACTTTTAAAATATTGGGAACTGAACCAAAGTATCCCCAAGCCCTGACTCTAGCTGCTTCTAGAATTCGGGGCTTTTTCTTTTTCTACTATGACGCAATTAGCAAAATACCGCACTCTGGCTTTCATCACTCTCATCAAACTTGAGAGGAAGAACTCCGTTGTGGATATGGATGCTCATCTAGGATACTTCGCAGCTAAGATTGGTATTTCATACAACTCATACAAGAAGTACCGGAAAATATGCCTAGAACTAGGATTATGCAAAATAGAAAACGGGCACGACAGATACATCGATATCCAACAGTGCATCCAGGTACTGGGCCTCACCAAGATAAACAAACATGTTCATTTCTTCAATAAATGTAAGCATGCAGACAGGACACTAATCGGTGTCTACGATACCATAATAAAGGGTATCACTCTAAACAACTTCAAGCAACAACAGCATAACACAAATAAGAATAAGGATCTCAAGAGAGTTACTAAATTGATTCGTAAGAACAGAAATATAGCATCCGCTAAGGATAGAGCTATGGTCAAGCATATCACTAAGAATGCAAGGTACCATAACCTCTCTACTTTAGAATACTGTGATAGTATCTTACTAAAAGAATTACAACCTGCCGAGGATTCCATTAAGACAGGTAAGTATCATCTATCTAAGCTACTAGGGCTTTCTCCTTCTACAGGGATTAATCTATTGAAGGGTATGGTAAAGGATAATACTGTCAAAAGGACAGTCATTAAGTTTAATGTATCTAAGTTAGGATATAGTAATGACTCTTTTGACTTACTTAGGGTTAAGTATCCTAAGTTTACGGTATTACCTTACTCTGGGAATAAGTCCTTTAATGTGTATAAGGGAAGTAGGATTGAATTAATATCACAGGAGTAGGAACTACACATGAGCTAAGGATGCTATTAAAAGGTATATAAATTGACAGTAAAGAAATAAACAATGAATTTACTAATAGACTTCAGTAAATTAGTCAAAGAGACTAAACCAGACGATTCTAGCCCATATAGGCCTAGAGTGAAGCAATCTATCCAACAGAGGATAAAAAGCGGTAAGAAAGGTGATATAGGCACTAAAGAGGTTGTTCTTGCATTAGCTAATTATTTTAAATCACATCGTGTTCAAATAAATAATTGTTATTGTTTTAACGATAACTTTGAAAACGACTTCGTAACCCTATTCGATAGTGGTTATCTGGGAGAAATTGAGGTGAAGGTGAGCCGGTCTGACTTCCAAGAGGATATTACCGGGAAGCCAGGTAAACATAGGTTATTGCTCGAAGGAACCTCCTGGGAGATAATTCCTAACAAATTCTATTACTGTGCACCCAGAGGGCTGCTATTGAGCTCTGAGGTACCAAAATACGCAGGTCTCATAGAAGCTATAAGAGATGAAGAAGGTAATCTTACCTGTACCATAACTAAAGAGGCACCATTCATACATAAGAATGATGTATATAGTAAGGTGAAGGATAGGATATTCAGGAAGTTAGCCTGGAGGTATAGGCAGATGTTACTAGGTAACTTTGAGCTGTTATTTGAAGATACAGACTCGGATGAAAAAATAAATTTTGAGGAAGTCGAGTAATCACATTATCTTTGCTGAAAATAATGAGTTATGAATGCAAAAATTAAATCAGGACACAAATACTTATTCTCCGAAGGTTGTTCTAATAGATGGATCAATTTAACAAATGAAATGATTATAAATTTTGCTGATAAATATACCTATAGATCATTTAAACAAGTTAAGAATCATTTATTAATAAGTTTACAAGAAGGAATCCCTTACGTTATAGATATAGTATTTACAAGTGAAGTGCCTAAACTAGAGTTTGATTTCTTTGAAAAAGATCAATTAGTATTGAAAATAAAATAACAGTTATGATAGATAATTTTGAATTAATTAAAGGCTTGATGTCTTTTGAGGAAGAGGGTACTTTCTACTTCTTTCAGATTTTAAAAAGGAAGAAAGAACACCCTGAGCTAGGTTCTAACAGTTATGTTGTAAAAACATATTATGTGAAGTTCATCGATGACCTTGAATTTTACAAGGATGAAATGATTTGTTTGGCTAATTTCCACAATGCTAGAGTTTGTGTTAATTTAAACAGAAGGTCTTTTGAGACCATAGCTTTTCAGACTTTAAGGAAGATAACTGATGTTATAATGAACAAGGACTATAAATCAGCAAGAGCTTCTTACAACTCTGTTTGTGGATTACACACATGTGAGACTGAAAAGAAATGGATACTAGATATTGATAATTTTGACTCAACATCAGAAATAGAAGATTCTTTAGAGGGCATACAACCTTTTGGACCAAAGGTAATAGCCAAGATACCAACAAAGAACGGTGTTCATTTAATCACTAGACCATTTAATGTGGAGGTATTTAAATCTATCTACAAAAACATAGATATCCATAAAGATAACCCTACAATCTGCTTTATACCATGATAAAAAGAATCACCCACGAAGAGTCAAAGAATTACCGGCTTCTGAATCCAGAGAAGGATTTCAGATATAGTATGGATTGTGCAGTAGCCTTCACCCTAACAGAGACAGAACCTCATCCTTGGGAGAATGTCATATATTTTGGAGAAAGTTTTACAGATCCAACCAATTCAGTATTAAAACCCCAATGGGTGTATGTGATGGTGAACCCCTCAATCCCAAATACGGTTAAAGTGGGAGCAACCACAACTAGTGTCACACAACGTGCTAGGGAATTATCTTCACAGACGAGTAGTATAACACCATGGTATCCTGTATTCAGTTTTAAAGTAGGTAATGCCTACATGCTTGAGCAGGAGGTCCACCAGTACTTGGAAGATAGGGGCGTAAGAGTAAATAGCCGCAGAGAAGGGTTTGAGATAAGCTCTGAAAGAGCTATTGAAGTAATAAAAGAATTAGGTCAGAAATATTTAACAAAATAAGATAACATGGCACTATTTGAATTAGAGGAAGTAGATAATGGTATCTACTACAAAGTGAAGATTATAAAATCTGGTGACATTGCCGGTAAATTTTCCCTAGATGTAGATGGTTGTTACTACTTCTGGCCTGAGCCGGGTGAAGGTTTTTATAGTGATTATGTACTGCTTGAGTTAGGTACTCTCCTGAAAGAGTTGAATAAGCCTTTTTATGATTCCGTAGACGAGTACTACAATTCCAATCGTGGAGGCTTTGGTGAATTAGAGCACAAAGGGTTTAAAGGTATTGCTGAGTATGACGAATCAGAGGAGTTGTGGCATGCTAAGGCAGTAGGTATAGATAGTGTGACATACATCAGAGCAGAAGGAGAATCCTTCGAGGAGTTGATAAAAGATTTCGAACAAGCCGTAGAAGATTATTTACAAACAATCGATGAATTATGACAAAAGAGAAATTTAAAGAGTATTTTAAGTTACAACAGGGTATATCAGAAAGATACCGTAACCTTTATAATAACGGTGTAGACTTGATAGACTACGACAATGAATTCTACCTTATAATAGAATTATTAGGTGAAGAGTTATTTGGAAAATACGGGTGGGACCACGTATCTAATTTTGAGATGAGTAGGAAAGAAGTATACTCTCGTGAGAAGCCTATGTGCTGGGATTCAGAGACTGAAGAACCTTTATATTGGGATTTGGATTCCCTGTATGATTTTATGGTTAAGGAAAAATATATTTTGGTAAAAGAGTCTTAATCGATACATTTGCATCAAAAATAGGTACAGTATGTCATTAGTAAAAGAAAAACTACAAGGTAGAATAAAGCCCGTCCTAGAAAAAGAATCAGGTGGGCAAACAAAAGAGCAGATAGATCTCATCAGAGAAAGGCACAAGTACCTTGATGAAAAGCTAAGGGATGAGGTGTTAAACAAAGTAGCGGTAGAATATTACCTAGACCTAGATGCCGGCGAAGACCAGCAGACAGTAATTAATTCATTTATAGCCGGAGCACTCTACGAAAAGTGGAGAGCTGCTATTGAAAAACACGCACAATAAAATTAAAACTATAAATTATAAAGTAATTGAATATTAGTAAAAAAGAAAACAATGAAAAAGATACTATTAACATTTGCAATGTGCATTTTTTGCACAATACTTTTTGCACAACACACCATAACTGTAAAGCACACTTATTATACTTTAGAGTATGATACTGTTTTGAAATCGCCTTTGATTAGTTGGTATATCCAAACTACCGCACACGCAACTAGTACAAATAAGATAGACCGTAAGACAGTTGCGTCTTTCCATCAAGACCCTTTAATTAACCCTAAGTATCAGGTAGCCACTGACAAGGAATACCTGAACAATGGTAAATATGATAAAGGGCACCTGGCTCCATACAGTGCATTCTATTTCGACTTAACAGCTGCAAAGGAATCTATGTTGTATACAAACACAGCTCCGCAGTATTCCTTCTTTAATGAGCATCCTTATGAGCGTTTAGAGCAGCATATACTTAAAGAACTTGCCCCTGATTTTGACTCAATATATGTCTATACAGGATGTTTATATGGTAATGAAAAGATGAAGGATGTACCTGTACCAGATTATTACTGGAAGGTAATAAAATACAACGGAAAAATAGAAGGGTGGGTGTGTCCAAATGAGTTTACTAATAACTCAGACTATACAAGATACAAAAAAGACATTGTGTTTATCCGAGATTTGATTTTAAAATATTACCCTAAGTTAAATATACCTTTTTAATAAATGAACAGACTAAGAGTACTTATTGGTTGTGAAGAATCACAAGAGATAGCAAAGGCATTCAGAGAACTAGGTCACGAAGCATACAGTAATGACCTACAAGATTGCTCAGGTGGGCACCCAGAATGGCATATTAAGGGTGATGTACTCGAAGTTATCAAGATAAACTGCTGGGATTTAGCTATATTCCACCCAGATTGCACTTATTTGACCTGTACAGCCAATAAATGGCTGAAAGACCAGCCTGAGCGTAAATCTGGTGTATTAGTAGGAGAACCTCGCAGAATAGCCCAAAAAGAGGCTATAGAGTTCTTTATGAAGCTATATAACTGCGATACTACCCATATTGCAATAGAAAACCCCATAGGAGTGATGAGTAGTGCCTTCCGTAAGCCTAATCAGATACTACAACCGTGGCAATTTGGCCATGGGGAAGTTAAGGCTACCTGCCTATGGACCAGGAACCTACCCATACTAAGCCCTACGGATGTAGTCTCAGGTAGGGTAGCTAGGTCACATAACGTCCCACCTAGTCCAGAAAGGTCTAAAATAAGGTCTAGGACCTACCCAGGTATTGCGAAAGCAATAGCAAAGCAGTATTCAGACTACGTAATAAAATATAAAAGATGCTTCTAGAGTTAAAACTAAAGGTAGATGTAGGAGAAAACTTCATAAGTACCCCTCCAACCCAGGTAGAACTGGACTGGTTACACTATGATTTTCTTAATCCCATAAATCTATCACTAGGGGATGAACCATACCCAGTCTTGGAAGTATCTGAAATAAAGTTGATAAATGAACAAACCGGCCCTGAAATCCCTAAAATAACATTCTTTAGTGTATGAGACATCCATTAATAGCGTTCAAAGAACGTCTGAGTAAGATAGGTATAGAAATAACCATGTCATCTAATTACCCATGGGTTTATTTATATACTGTAAATGGTAACAGAGTAACTGAAATATACCAAAGTGATCATTGCTTCACTATTGGGTTTATTAGCGTCAGGAATGAAAATGAGTTTAGGTTCACAGACCTAAAAGAAATATTTCTGGTAATCAGAAAATACCTACCTTTGCATAAATAAAATAAACATGTATACAAACAACAACTACACGACTACCATCAGCTCTTACAAAGAGTTTGAAGAAGCATTAAATGAAGCTATCAACTCTACGAAACCAATGACAGAGGAAGAAGCAGATATGATAGACTATCTGGCTGATTACCTAGACTTATTCGACCTGCAAGGTGAAGAAGACGAGTTAGATCCAGAAGTAACAGCCCTGAAACAAAAGGTAACAGAGCTAGAAAACAGGCTTAAAAACCTAGAGGCATCTCACAAAGATGTAGTAGTAGAACCAGCTAAAAAAGCTGAAGTTGACTACTCCTTCTGTAACTTCATGGATAAAACACATCCAAGTAAGAATAGAAAAATTATCATAGGTACAAACATAGGTTCATCCGCATATAGTGGAATGGCCGAAGTGAAAACAGTAGAAAGTGTAATTTACACCCAAGACTACATAGACGAGATGATAAGAACTGAAAAATGGGTAAAATTATAGAAAATTTTTTCAAAGGGGGATAGCCTGTTAAAAGGTAAATCTCCCTTTGATATTTTAACAATAAAAAAAGGGGGGTAGGGGGTATGTACATAGACGAAAACCTATTCAATACTATAAGAGCCCAGGCTCTGGTAAAACTGAACAACAACAAAGACAAGCCTATGTCCGAAGCAACCATAGAGGCAGAAGCTATTCTAGATGTATTAAAGGCTCTAGAGGAAGGCTCCAGGCGTAACTATAATGAAGAAGATTTAATTAACAGAATATGAAATACAGAATAAAAAGCTATGTAGGCTACGATGGTAACACTTACTACATGGCAGAGTATAAACCTAACTGGTGGAGTCTATGGAGAGAGGATATGTACCACTACGAAACACAAGAGGAGGCTCTAGCCGAAATAAAAGAATGGAAGGAGAATGAAGCAAAAGAATTAGCTAGAAAAAATAGAAAGTACACTTACAAAGAAGTAATATGATAACAGACAAAATAAGAAAACTAGCCCAGGAAGGATTCGAAGATTTACACGTGCCGGTAGGATCTTTGGTAAAACTAATAGACCTGATAGGGCATGAATTTCCTCTGTTAGTTAATGGGGCTAAAATATGGATACACACAGAAGGAGAACCATGGGATGGAATAGCCATGGAAAGAAATATATCGGATGGGAGTATAACAGAGATAGAGTTTGATGAGGAAGATGAAGAAATGTACCAGATGACTGTAAAGAGAAGACAGGACCACTTTGAACTTACAGAGAGGTTGAAGGAGTTTAACAGGGGGTGAAGAGTTTAACAGGGGGACATAGTTGTCCCTTTGTTGTTTAGTATAGTGAAGTGATGGTTTAACCTCAGGGTCCAGGGGGAAGGGTAGCCGGAGCAGATCTTAGGGTTATTTTATATAATTATATATTATTTTAGATTTGGGGGATTTGGGGTGGGGTTAGAGAGGCAATCTGCTGGATCCCTCCAGCGAAAAAATTTCGTTAGTTACGAAAATTACTACTTTTTTACGAAAAAAATAAAACGAAAACGATTGAAATTTACGATATTGGGAAACATATACCAAAAAGTTTGTCTGGTAACTTTGCAGCCCTTATCTTTGCCATGCCATACCATTACTCACTAAAAACACCCTTAAGGGGCGACGGGTAAAGTATTGCCCATACTTTTACAATTAAAGTATGGTATTAATTAAAAGGCTTAAATAGCCACAATTTAAAGTTATGAGTACAGAAGTAAACAATGTAGTAAAGGCAGTAGCAGCAAGGCAGCCAAAAGAAGTAAAGGCAGTAGCAGCAAGGCAGCCAAAAGAAGTAAAGGCAGTAATAGTAGGCAGCATTGCCGAAACCACTGCCGAAAGTATCAAAGTAGAGATACTTAAACCAATGTTATCCAATTACAAGGCAGCAAAGGAAAGTGGTTTATTATCATTTAGGGTTGATTATATGCAGCCGCAAAGGATTGGGAAAGAAACCATATTTACCGAAGCAGCAATGTTATTGGATAATATTAGTGTGAAAGAACTAATAAACGTACTGCCCACTAAATTAGAACACATAAGGCAACACAAAGGCAAGAGTGTTAAGTTGGTATTGAATAACGATGTTTTATTTAATATCGATATTAATGCAGCTGCTAAAATGCAGCCTTATATATTAGCCAAGTATCTTACTACATCACTATTTAGAGCTTATAGTAATGAAACAGACCTTACTGACATCGCTTTATTTATTAGCTATTTCCTTACTTTAGGCAATAGGTCAGTTTTGCCTAATATTGATGCCATAACCCTTTATGAAAGTAAGAGGGTCGAAAAGATTATAGTAGCCACTAACTACAATAATGCAAGACAAGCAACTTTACACATCGTTTCAGATATGGCAAGCGCAAAGTTAATAGCCGAAACTGAAACGCTACAAAATAGCCTTAACGGGTTATTGCTTAACGCTTAATCCTTTGCAGCCTATTACACTAATTTAAGTTAGTGGGTAATGTCGGACATTAATAGGCTGCCTATTCTATCAATACAGCAATTTTGATAGGGTTTATTTAAGTGGTTAATTTGATAGGGTTAACCATTATTTTACGGCTGCAATAAAGCAATTTTGTAGCAACTTATTAACAGTTCTTTTGTAGGTTTATTGTATTGTATTATCTTAACTGCTTAATTAATTTATTTTAGTTAGTTGCTTATCCCTTACAATAAACTTACAAAGCAAATATAATAGCTTACTATATACACAACTTAATTAAGTTAGTATGTAGTAGGCTATACTTGTTTGCACCACACCAATAAAAAAGATGACATACCACACCGAATAAGTGTGGCACAACCTTAATGTACTTTATGTACATTGGTTAATGTATATACAAAAATTTATACATTGATATAGGTATGTGCTGCAAAATATGCGTGTGATGTGGTATGCTCATTGAGTACTATATGCTGACCTCTCTATATGTACTTTGCCGTAAGCAAGTGTATAGATGTAGCTATGTATGTGAGTAGCGACCACATACAGTTATCCTTACAACCATAACCAATGGTAAGGTAGTCAGGCAACTACAAAAATGGATCCACATAACACGTATGCAGTAACGTGTTTAATCCCCACAAGAAGGGTAAAACAACTATAATAAACTTGCAGTCGAAAGGCTACCTATGTGAGTAGGTTAATCCCCGCAAGAAGGGTAAAGGTTGTACAATAGACTTGTATGTCTGCAAACATAGTGTAGTGGGCTTGCAGAGGGTTCGAGTCCCTCGCTACCTCAAACCACCTGGATTGCAATCCCTTGCGATTCGGGTGTGTCCGTCTATATACAATTTATAGGCGGTGTTTTTAACAAGGGGTACATTAGTTACTCCACAAAAAAGTTATGTATGGATTTATTAATGCATCACACTCCTATGGGGTTCGCACCAAGAACGAACACCCTTAATATGGAGGAATTTAGTGAGCACATTAAGTTGCTCACTACCTGTAAAGGTATGGGGTTATTTGACTATATCCTATTACTAAGGAATAGCCCATGTGCTACTCATAATAAGATGGGTAGTAAATTAATCAAAGAAAACACAGAGGGACTGTGTTTTCAATTTCATCACCATAAAAATTAAGTATATGAAAAAGAATTTGGATCTACAAGGGTATGAGTACTCTGAAAAATTATCCTCAAGGGAAAAGACTGTCCTAATGATAGTGGTTATAGTGATGATTGCCTTTACGCTTACAAGCTGTTACCACCAACAGTACGATTGTGCTGCACATTATAAAATAACCCAGTACTACTCTGGGAGGATTACCCCTGCCTATAAATTAGCCCACTAGGAGGCTCAAGGCTGCCCTGTAATGGGGTGGCTAAGGTGTATGTATTGTTTTATCTTTTAACTGCCCTAAATGGGCTTAAATTAAATTGTTATGGAAAAGATGACTAAGTTCGAGTTCAATCTCGAAAAACAATCGTTTGCTAAGGGGAGTGATAATAGTGAGGTTGTATATGAACCTACTAAACCCTTTCCAAAAAGTGAAAAGGTTAACGCACTTGAATTATCTTGGTGGAAAAAAACCGCTGAGAGAGTGTATGGTCGTCCTATTCCCCATAAGGAAGGGGATAGGTATATTCCCTTAGAGAAGGTAAAGGATGTAGAGTTAGTGGAAGGTAAAATACTCACTGAGTATAGAGCCTTAAATGGCTATCTTGACAAGCCTAAGGATAAGGGAAAGAGAAAAAGGTTCAAGATTCATACATCTTGTGTAAGCACAATACCTAGTGGAAGGAGGGTGTATGAGGCAGCACAGAGAAAATGTATTCCTTACTTTCAAGCAAAAGCACTAGCACATGTATAAGGAAATATTAGAAAAGGCCAGGAAACACTATACCTTCCACCTGGACCTTATGGAAGGTATGAGTGACGTAGGAGAGATGATAGAATATGCTCATAAGTACGACATAGGCATGGGTCTGTGTTGGTACCTCATTATGAGGGCCGGCTATCACAGGGATGAGTATGAGGGAGGCATCTTTGATATTATCAAGAAGGTAAGTAAGGGTAATAGATACTACTTCGAGTATGCCTCTGATATGCACACTAAGGAGAAGGTATTACAGGCGATAGCTAAGAGAATAGAGTTGATTGATAGGGTTATGAAAAGGATGTAGGGTTACTCTAAGTTAGAGTTCTTAGTTTTGACAGCCTCTTTGAATATTTGATAATACTTGTCTATGGTATTTTTACTAAGCACTTTCTTACGAGCCAATCCTTTTATAGTTATTTTACCTTCGAGTTCTAAGTCCCATTCATCTATTAACTTAGCCAATCTCTGCTTACTCTCTAATATTTTCTTCTTGACTAGTTCATCTCTGCACACTTCTAGCTTGTCTTGTGTGGATAATTTACTCCTATTATTGTGGTCAAAGATTATATACCTGGGCTTATCGTGTATAGGGCTAAGTTCACCTTCATTCAACTGTTTGAATACTGTGTCTACAACTCTCTTCACATTAACTTCTTTGGAAGGCTTACTATAATATATTTCATTGACCCTTGACATTATCTTGTAAGCTCTGGCATAGCTTATGGAAGGGTTAAGCCAAACTAAATTTGTACAGTAGCTGAGTAAGGTTTTATATTTGTTAGAGCATTTATTTTTGAAAGGTATGTAGCAATGTATAAAAGTAAAGCCTGACCAATTGACAATGTAGTCACAGGTAAATTCGTAGTCTTTTAGATTATTGAATCTGAGTTGTGCATAAGGGATATTTGACCCCATCTCTGCGATATATCTTATCTCTTCTTCATTTACCAACCGAAGTGGGGTCTTTTCTTTTTTATTGGATAGTACAACAGAACTGGGGTCTTTTTTATCTACGGATAATATGACAGAACTGGGGTCTTTTTCAACCTCATAAATTAAACAATCTTCATTAATAAAAATGTTAGTATCATGGCTAAGAGTAGTGTACTGAGAATGTTTACTTGCATTAGTATCCAACAGGTGGTTGATACCTAAGTCTGTAGCAATAGTATTATAAGAACTTTTAAAGTTATCTCTAGTGATACCATTTGCCCTTACAAGTAATGTGTAACCCCTACCTCCAAAGGAGTGGTATAAAACGAATACCTTGCTCTTGTCAAGATTGGTTGTATCAAATTCAGGAGTATCAATATCAAAGTATAATAATCCAGTAGAGCTTTCTATATTCTTATCTTTCTTGTAGCCTTTATACAGGAAGTTATAAGTAATACAAACTAGATTTAATTTAGTGGATTCATAATCTCGGATACCTTTCCTGGCCTCAATTACTTTATAGGTATGAGGGCAATTCTCTATAGCCCTTAACCAATCTCTCAGGGATACTGTACCTAATACAGTAGGTTCACTTAACTTCTTGTAGTAATTTACTACGGTTGTGTCTAGTATTGACATGATAAAATAATAAATCCAGTCTTTTCTGTGGTAAGGACACGTACTGGGACTGGAATATCAATAAGTTTTAGTAGTTTTTAGTATTCCTTACATACTATTCTACTTATTTAGGGCATAAGTCTGAGTAATTTAGTACATTATTCAGCAGCCCTTCTTATAATAAATATAATAAAAATGAAAAGGAGAATAAAATGCAAGGTAGTAAGGCTTAAAAACGATGCTTTACTACTACTCTTTGGTATAAAACCTAGGAGAAATAGACTGAAATTTAATAAAATAAAGGTAAAAGAAAGGGAAATTACCCCTGAATTATTTAATAAATGGAGTGAGGCTGTCTTTAAACGATAGCCTTTTTTGATTGATTCTAGCCTCAAGGTTAGACTTTAGGTGTGTGAGTAGGGTGATTACCTTACTCTTTTATTTTCATGCCCTTAATGGGGCTTAAAACGAATCCGTATGATTAAGATTATTGGAGTATCCCTAATGGTACTGGGGATAATAATGTGCATACATAATAGAGTTGGGGGAGGAGTCGTAGCTTTTCTCCTGGGAGTATTGCTTGCTATGGAAGGGGATGATGACGAAGGTTTACCACATGGGGTTTAATGGGGGGAGGTTTTATATAAAATGGTAAAATAGTATTAATTTTTGGTAAGATCTGCTCAAAAAGCAGATACCCTCCCCTCCGCCTCCCACTTTTTACCACTTTTTCCCACCTATGCAAAAACTTTTTATATATCCATTCTACGGATATTCAATTCAGTAGAATAATATTCTATAAAACCTCCTCCTAGTAGTATTTTATTTTTTTAATTAAATAAAAAAAACAAGCTATGCACAAGTATCGAGTAGGTCAAAAAGTGAAAGTAGTAGTAGAGAACCCTAACTACTCAAGTTATGCTCAAGGGGATGTAGTAGAAATAGTAAGTATTCTTTCCGGCACCTTTTACAGGTGTACTGAGGATGGTAGGTATTACATGAACATACAGGAAGAGTACTTAGAATCTGTAGACTTAATAACAATTCCATTACCTACTGATGGTGAACAAACTCAAGCCTTATTAAAGGAACTTGGGATGGAAGACCAGATGTTAAGGCAGCTAATTATGTCTATGCCTTTTGATATGGTTGAAACTCTGTATCTAGAAAGGAAGCGTATGAAATTGATAAAGATTCAATTAAATTTTAAATTTTAAAAAAGTTAGTTATGAAAAGAAGATGTGAATTTAATGTTTGGTTTTGGTATGTGTTAGGGATTATCCTCTCTTGTCTTTCGTTGGGGTTAGTCTTTTGGTTATTTTATGAGTACTTTTTCGAAAGGCACTATTGGTTTAATAGAAGGTTACTTTACAGGAGATTAAAGGATGGCTACTATGAGGTGGTCTCTACCAGAATGATACCTTCGTACAATATTGAAGAACATAAGTTGAAAAATGGTTCCATTTGGGTTTACCTTGACCATGAAAAAGTTACCTTTAATGAAAGTAAAAATGACTATCCTGATTATGTAGGGTTGTTTACACAATCCCCTATTATGAAACGCTATAATAAAAAGATAATCAAATTACTATATGAGAACAGACAAGTTCATTAGGCTATTCAGGATGTCTCATGTCATAGAGAGTGAGATTTTATCTATTAATAGAAAGCTATGTAAGTCTCCCTCTGATAAGGTAGTTATTAGTTTGACTAAAAGATATGATAGTCTTTCCAGGAGGAGGTACATAGTTGATTTTCATAAACAAAAATTTAGTAGTATTCATTAACAATTAAAAAAAAACAGTTATGCGTAAAAAAGTTAAAGATTGGTTGATGGAATTACCTCAGCCTTATCGTAGTCAGGCATTGGATAATACCAATGTACCTAATGGTGATGGATGTGAATCACTTGCAGATGCTGTCAGTTGTGCATTTGTTTGGGATGATAGTCCAGAAGGACACGAGTATTGGATTAACCTAAGGGATAGGATAAAAGATGGATTACCTCTACTACCTACAGCTATCCAAATAGGTAATTTGATATCTGATATCATTAACCAGGATGGAGATGATTATACAGACGGAGAAGTGGTTGACCAGATAGTGGATTTACTTAATGGTTATGGTCTTTATTCAGCTCGTAAATAAAAATTAAAAAGAATTTTTTAACAATTAAAACAAACAGAAATGACAGATTACAAAGTAAAAGGTACAAAGTTACCTGGAATACCAAACGGTACAGAGTATAGAGCAGTAGGTTGGGGGTCATCAGACCCTAATGAAAAATTATCACGTGGCTATGAGGTTCTTAGATCAATTAGCTATGGTAGCAAAGAGTTTGAAGGTGAGGTTTATATCTTAGCTGAGACACTTGTGTATACAGGTTCTAACTACTTCATGTTCAAAGAAAGTGATGTGATAGCTCTTGCCGAATCTGAAAGAGATACTATCATTGGCTATAAATTAATAAAAGAAGAATACAGAGAAGCAGCTATCAAGATTGCTTTGAGAAAGGAAAAGGATTTTATTAAGGACAGCTCAATCCACTTTACTCAGGGCAGTAGATCAAGAGAAAGACTAGAAGAAGCAGGCGTATTGAACTTATGGTTTAAACCTGTCTATGAAGAAAAGAACGAACGAACTATTACAGATAGCCAAGATAGAAAAGCTAAAATAATCAATCGTGAGTTACACGTGGCTGATGGTAAACTAACTTTAGCAGATTTGAAATCAGTATCTGAGAGATACTATGGTCTTGACTTAGGGGGTAAGCATTGGAGTGTTGAGCTTGTATCTGCTACATTCGACATAGGATGTTGGTCAGGTGTTACGCTTGAAGATATTAACAAAGCAATCGAAGCGATAGAATCATTTTAAAAATAAAGTTGCTAGATTGAAATTTATTCCTTATATTTAGTTAAATAAATAAAAAACGTTATGAATAATCAAGTAAATTGGAAAGAGTTATTTAGTAGTGACAAAAATCTATTTGTTTGTAAAACAGAAGAAGAAGCAGAGTATCTGTTACAAATAGCCCATGATTTAGGTTATAAATGGTCTAGCGGCGATTCATTTCTAGTAGTGACTTTATTTAGAGAAGAGGGTGTACATTATAGAATAAATACCGGACATAGCGGATATATAGAATCTCTTGACATAAGCGAAGAAGAAGGGGATACAGCATACTATGTCGAAGAATTAATAAAACAAGATAAGATGAAAAGAGGTTTCACAAAACAAGAGTTTTTAAACAAAAAAGTAGCTATTGAATGGGAAAGTGATAAAGCAGTAAAGATAAATGCTTTCTTCAAAGAATGCCATAAAGACAACACCCGTGCTACGGGTCTTAGTAAATATTACTTCACTAGTTATACATCCAATCCAGGTTATTATGATGGACGTAATTCACTGGAAAAATTAGCTGAAGAAGGAATCACAGAAGTATACACAATTGATCAATTAATAAAAGAAACAACTATGGATACACAAACAATCAGTAGACAAAATTTAGGTAAGATTTATCCTGAGGTATGTAGTAAATGGAAAGATAGAATAAATGCTGCATTAGCTGAACAGAAGTTTGCTACAGATATAGAAGTAAGTGAAGAAGTTATAAAGGAAGCATTTAAAGAAGCAAACAGCGATCAAAAAACAGCATTACGGTACTACTTTAAAGAACCTAAACCTAGTTTCCAAGCCGAAGACTTGAAGATAGGAGAGATAATGAAGGTAACTGGAAATGTTGATGGTAGTGTAATAGGTAAACATATTATGAGAATTTATGATGGACTTGTGTGTCTAGAGAATCCAGGTCAAACTTGGAACAATGTAGACACCTGTACTATAGAAGGTACTAAGTTAGCAGCAGGTTCAGGTATTCTTGTAGTAGCAAAGTAAAGAGAGGGGCAAAGCCCCTTTCTTATATTCATCTAAATAAATAAATTATGATACATAGATTTTACAAAGACAACGAAGGTTGGTTTATTGATTTACCCGAGTTCTTAGAACTAGGTTTAGGTGTTAAAGGTAACCTAGCAATGGTCGCAGGTGCAGATAGGATACTAGATGAGCTATCAGGTAATAGTGACGAAGTAACCTTAGAGTTCTATGAGGAAGAATTTGAGGGTTTTGAACATCATATGATAATGGATGACATGGGTATGGATGAAGATATACTCAAGAAGTATGGACATCCAATAGAGATAGGTGGGTACTATCATAGAGAGTCTGACGGGTTACAGATATGGTTATGCCCAGTTACTCGTTGGGTGTTCGGCGGTTATTACCCTTATGACATCTACCTTAAAGTAGTTTAGGTATTCATTTTTTTTAATAATTAAAAACAAACAGTTATGACTATCTACGAAGAGATGCAAGAGCTGGCTAAGAAAAAACTACGAGCCGAAAAATCTGAACAGGAAGATTGTAATGTTATTCAACATGAGATTGCCCAGGAACTATATAGGTTCCTGAAGGATAGTGGCCTATCAGTAGAGTTGGTTGCTGGCGGTTGTGTCTATGACATCTGTGTCACTATTGATGCAGATAACACGGGTACCGTAAGGGTATTCTACAAGAGTGTATCAAACAAAAATGAAAAGCATAAGGTAGAATACTTGTCCCCTGTAATCTGTAATTCAATCATAGGGAGAAAAAGATGCTGGGTTTCTGTGTCATCTAATGAACAAATGTTAGACCTCATCAAGGGTGACATAGTGGATGTTTTCACTTACAAACTGAAAAATAAATAACTATGCTTCCTATCGTATTTGAATTCAACCAGGACTACCTAGCCTGCTCGGGCAGTATGGTGGAACAGTCAGGTTTATTTGTTTACATCCGGACTCTTTACCAAGAGGCGTGGATGGGTACTACATTTTTTATATCGATGAATTAGTATTTAAAAACAATCTAAATTAAATTTTATGAGTAAAATTAAAAAGTCATCAAATGACTTTAAGAGTCTACCTAGTAATAATAGACTTGATGGTATTCAGTATTTAGCTATGTTCCCTAATGGGTATGGAGCTTCAATAGTCATGAACCTATTCTCTTATGGTGGGAATGATGGATTATGGGAGTTAGCTGTCTTGGATGATGAGGGTGACCTTTGCTATGATACACCTATTACAGATGATGTGTTAGGGTATCTGACAGAAGATGATGTAGATGAGATTCTGGATAGGATAGAAGAACTACCCCCTTGTGTTTCGAAGAATGTTTAGTTTATATGTAAAAAAGCCTGTTCAACTGAGCAGGCTTTATTATTTAATCACTTAAAAAGTTTGTAATGAAAAAGATGTATTACGTTGTGGAACGTCAATTAGAATCTGATGGTGAGTTTGACTATGCCACAGATACTAAAGATGTAACCTTGTATGTTTGGGATTCTAATGTTAATGATTTAGTCTATGTAGGTGATTCAGAGTTAGCTGTAAAGACCAATGTATTAGAGTATTTACAAAAGCATTTTCCTGATAATGAATTTAAAAAATTGTAATTATGACGTACAGAATAATCTGGGAGGTGGAGTTAGATGCAGATAATCCTTTAGAAGCAGCTAAGGAAGCCTTAGACTACATAATAAATGGTGAGGCAAGATTCTTTGAGGTCCGGCAGGAGTGGGACGATAAAGACAACCTTTTGGATAAGCCTGTAATCTATGGAGTAGATTTACTAGAGGGAGAAAATACAGTATTTTTAATTGAAGAAAATAAATAAGTTATGCAAACAGAATACAATTTAGAATTCCTGTTAGAAAATACAGGATGTTATGAGAAAAGTAAAATAGAAAGTCTCTTTCCAAAAGAAAGAGAAGTAGTTAGCTACAAGGATATATTGCAAAGCAATATTCCTCTTGAAGATAAGTACTGGTTCTTTTGCCATA